ATCCATCACCATTAACAGTATTATGAGAATCTACATAAAATAAAGGTAAATCTGTTGTACCACTTGTTGTACCTGAGCAACTTCCGCATTGACATATTTTTGCATCCATTGCTGTAAGAATAGTTTGCAAATCAGTGTTTGTTGGAAGATTAGTACAAGATAAATATGCGCTAGAAAAAATACAAGCTGTTGGTAAGGTGTCTTGACAAGGTGTTCCTTGACATGTATTTAATGCCGGATTAAATGAATAATTCGGTGGGCAACCACAATTTGTATTAGGACATGAACAAGGTCTTGTATTACAGTTACACATTATTTATTAATTTAAGTTGTTGTAAAAGGTATTGCGCTACATACATATGGAGCAACGCCTGTTAAGGTAGTAGTGGTTACTAATGTATAATTAGTTGTTCTTGCTAATCCACTAAATGTTCCTGTTTGTATTGTAGAAGGATTTGTAAATGAAGTATTTTGTTGACTTGTTCCACCAGATGCGGCATATAAATCCACTCTATAAGTTACACTTGTTGTTAAATAAGGATTTAAAGTAAATGTAACTGATCCTGCGCCAGGGGTTGCATTTATTGTTGGGCAATACGAAATATTATTTTGAACTGCAATATTTGTTGTTTTATTACAAGTTAATCCAAGAGTACTATTTGTTAAAATTGATTTGACTGTTATTGTATAATTAGAAGTTGGGATTAAAACCGTTCCTGTTATTGCAATATTTAAAGGTGTTGCTGTTGTTGATAAAGTTACTAAATTAATTGCTTGTGTATAAGTATTATTTGCAGAATCAGTAACTATAATTGTTGAACCCCCATCTGTAAATCCAGACGGAATAAAAGTATACCCGTCAAAGAAAACATTTATACCTGAAGTATAACTTACTACTAATGCTGCGAAATTAACTATTACTTGTGAGCAAGTAGGTGTTACAGCAGCTAACGCATTAGAAATCCCAACACGAGCATCACAAAGTGTTAACCAAATATTTGTTAAAGTATTTGCAACGGTAGTTGGATTTGTAACCCACCCACTAATAGACCCCATTGAGGCTGTAGGAGATGCAAATGATTTTGAAGTACTTAAATTGGGACATTCTGTAGTTATTGCACTTGCTAATCCAGAAATACCTCCTAAAAAAGAATTTAATCCACAATAAGAAGTTAGTAATTCTGATAGTACTTGATCAATTGGTTGCAGTGTACAACCGCTCATTAAACACTGAGGGTTTATTTCAGGTGTTACATAAGGCGCAGTAATACCAGAAGTAACAGCATATAAATGCGCTATCTCAGAATTTATTGTTGTAACTTCAGTAGATAGTGTTGTATAATTGCTAATAAGATTGTTTACACTTTGCCCAACTAATACTAAATAACTATATGGATATAATGATGTAACAGGATTTCCGTTAGTATCATTATATTGTAAATTACTTGGAAGGGTTATTAAAATATTAGGAACCCAATTTGGTATTGGTGTAGGCATATTATTAACAATTTGTACATGGAACAGTACTACCTGTCCCAGAAGTTAAATTATTTACTTGTGTTTGTAAAGAAGTTATTTGTGTTTGTAAAGAACACATATAGTTTATCATTAACTGAAGTACTGGTATAAGTTGTGTTGGGTTTTGACACGATGGGCATGGTGTATAGAAACATGACAAATCTAATCCTGACATATTCAACATACTTTGTATATAACAAGATTCTTGACCTAAGTTGTATAATACATCGCTTACAGACCACCCGGTGCAATTAGGTAGGCATGGAATTGGTGTTCCATTATAAGGAACACAATTAGAACCAGTTACATCTCCACAATTATTACTTGTACTATTTGGTATCAATGGTTGCATTATTATCTTTTGTTAATTGTGCTACTGAGGTCATTATAACTCCAGCAACTAATAAATGAGAACAAATTTTAAGAATAGAGTCTGAAATAACTGCGCCTGTATACGTTGTGGGTATTGCCACTACTGGACCACAAATACCACTTATACATAAGCCCAATGCTCTTATTTTTTTAAAAAAAGGCGGAGTTTTAGATATAAGTCTTGAAAAAATTTCGCTGTAAAACGGCATATTAGGACTGTTCTAAAGTTAAAACGCGATGATCTAGTTCCTTCATTGTTGAAACGAGGTCATCAATTCTTGTAGTCATATTAATGATTTTTTCATCATTTTTTGCAAGTTGAATAAGAACCTCTCTAATATCCTTATTCATTTCTTTAATTTCTCTATTAGTACTATCTTGACTCTTTTTTATTGCACTTAGAATAAAAACAATCCAAACACCTAGAAGAGAAAGTATTATACCTGTAATTGAAACGATTACTGTTGCAGACATTAAATTTTATTTTGAGTTTATAATTAATAACTTGACATACAATACCATGTTGTATTAGAAGTTCTATATTTAAAAATATAAGTGTCACCTGTATTTGTAGATAAAGAGGATACTGGATTTTTTAACATATGCTGCCCTGAATTAGGTAAAATTGTAGTAGATGTACACACAATATTATTTCCTGTTAATTGCCCTCCAAAAGAAATTACTATTTCCTGACCATCTACAGGCGAGGAAGAAAGTGTTATTGTACAGGATGCAACTAAAGAAGGTGGATCATAATATAATCCTCTTACACCATCATTTATCGTTAATGTACCACTTCCATTATCAACCTGCATTGTTGGGGTGGCGATTGCATTAGTCTGTATTGCAACTGAATTTACATAATCTTCCTCAAGATATGTTGTACTTAGATTATTATCTATGTCTCCCAATCGAGCATAGTTTTCTGTAAGCTCTACGTAATCTCCGAACTTAGTAGTAAATCCTGATATAAATGAAATAGGTGAAGTTGTACTTGTATAAAATTTTGCACCAGGAGTCATATTACCATCAATATCCCCGATTGCTTGTCGTTTTGTATTAATCTCTAATAATTTTACACCTAAAACACCTACATTTAATCCTTCTGTCCCACCTGCAATATTACTGTAATTGAAATCACTAAATGATGTAATACCTGTACCGGAACCAACTACTATTTGATTTAATGGTTGTGAGTTACTACCACCTTCAGCTAAGATAGTTTCAATATAATTTATACGATTTTTTTGAAACTTACTCGCTTCAATTAACCAATAAACTTGATCTACTAATCCTAAATATTGTGGATTTGGTGTCATATTGCTAAATAAGAAAATGTTACATTAAAGGGTGTAGATGCAATAGAAGATTCATAATATACTATAATTCCGTTTGTAGTTGGCGTAGAAGATAGAACAATTACAAAATTTGATAATCCTGTAAATGGAACCGCTGCTTGAACTACTGTACTTATAGGCGTAAAAGATAGTGGAATTATTGTATTACTTATTGTAGCACCACTAGTAGCAATATTTACATTATGTGATCCTATTGTCGGACCACCAGCGGTTCCTAAAAATTCTGTTATACCACTTAAGGCTAAGTTTAAATTTGCACCTGTAATACTATCAGTACCATTAGTATTGACATATGTATTAATAAAAGACTGTAAAGATGCAATTGTTGGAAACATAAATATATTATTTAAAAAAATCTGAATTAAAATCTGAATTAAAATCGCCTACTGGAGAATAATTACATCCTGGAGTATTACAATACGGCGTTAACGCTACAAATGGAAATTGAGGATTTGAATTTTTTACAGTAGTTAAAGACAATATACAGTTTTGTGGTGCATAACTTGATGCACACTGAGTACAGCAATCATCCAACTGTTGATATCTAAGTAATCGTTGTTCGAGCCAAACTAATTCTTTACTTTTTATATTACAATTTAAATCTATACCCCAAATAGTTTTATATGCAAACTTTTTAAAAGTGTTACAAAAATTACTAATTATTTCGTTTTTGTGTTGTAAAAAGTTTATCAAAGTTTTCTATTTTTTATTTCTTCCTGTAATCGTTTTTCATCACGTACTCTTTTTTCATATTCTTGAAGACATGCTGCACAACATTGCATACCATTTGTTGCAACTCTTTTTTGGCAGCTACAACTTAAAGACCTTTGACAGTTGGTGCACTTTTCCATATTATTATTGGTTTGGTTTATTTTTAATGACAAGTATGACAACCCCGACTTAAATCATTTAATTTTCTTTCAGCCAGACGATACATTTGTATTCCATCTGTAGGATTATTTTTATCTTCAACTAAAAATTTTGCAGTTAATATTTGACTTTCTATTAATTGCATCTCTCTAATTAAAACTAATTTGTCATTTGTTGGATCGCAAGGTGTATCATTTATCCAACATAATGTCTTTCTCCACCTCTCTTGTATAGCAACAATCCTTAACATGTTATACTCAACATAAACTAAAGAATTAGGACTAACAGAATATCTAAAGTGCCATATGCCGTCTGGAATATTTGGACATGTACTGCCACACCCTGTTTGTAACATACCTAATGTGCAAGCGTTTAAAAACAATCTAAATTGTTCAGATAAACCTGTATATACAGCAGGTGTTTGGTATCCTGGAGGAGTTATTTCTAAAGTTGGGCAATTAAATGGAATAGAAGAAGAGTAGATAGAACTATCCTCTACTCTAAGTATACCTAAGTTTGCATTCTCAGGAAAATCTAAAAACAATTGATGTCTATTCACAATAAAATATACGTAAAATAATTGATAATTCCAAATTAAGGTAAAAAGCCCCCAAATCCTATTAAGACTTAGGGGCTAGTTTTTAGAAATTTAATTTTAGAAATTTTCTAAGACAACTGTACTACCTGCTGCAGTTAAACAACCACCTATTAAGTTTGTAAAAGTTGTTGTAGTTGTACCTGTTGGTACATAGAATACAGCTTCCCATACACGGTTATTATCTGCGGGTTTAGGATTAAACTGATCCTTATTTACATATCTGATATGTATTTCATCATATAGTGATTGAAGACTAACATTTACAAGAGTTACATCGTCTTCAATTTGACGCATCCTATAAAGATCAATTTCATAACCATCAGGGAAATTTTCCATCAGATACCTACGATAGGTAATCCATTCTCTAACAACCATTTGTCCAAGACCAGATACTTGCTGCACACTTTGTGTAGTAGCTACCATATTTGGAACAGATGTATTAATAGTTGTTGTAACTTGACACGGATCAGCACCTAAGCCATCATCCATTCTAAGAGATGCATAAATTAACAATGCATCAACATAGTAATAATCAGAAGGGGTAAATGTACAAGTATTAAATATTGTATCTACATATGCAGTTTGTAATTGTAAAGCTGCAGTTATTGTTGGTATTACTGTTCCACTTGTTGATGGTACATATGCACCACTTGCTACCGCTCCTGCACCTGCAGCTAAAGCTCCATAATAAGAACCCCCTACTACACCTGGTGCATTGATAGAAACATCATATGCAGAGAATACCTGAACAATACTTCCTGGAGCAATTGTATAAACTCCCGAACCTGCACCACCTGTAAGACTTGCATTAATAAATACTGCAGGATAGAACATTGTAGACAAGATTGGGTCTTGTTTTATAAAGTCTGACCATTGTAGCATAACAGTTGTCGGGTCTACTAATTGACCTGTACAACCTGATTGGCAATTCCCATTGCAACAACCTGTCCAAGCTTCAACATCACGATATACTTCATGTCCAAATACACGCAAGGCAGCCTCACCTTTAGCTTCCAAAAGAAGTCTATAAAACGTACCACATTGGAATGTAGGTCCAACTCCTTCGGTAGAGCCAGATACTGTTTGATTCCACCCAACTGTAATTACCATTGGTAATGCAGTTTTTGCAGTTTTTTTCCAAAACCTTTGTATACCTAATACAGGTATTGTATGTGTCTTATCTGACATCTTATAACCACCCATACCAGGAGCTATATTCTGTACTGTATGGTAAGATCCTGCGCCAATAAGTATTTGACCTGCAACACCGGTAGATATTGAAGTTCCTATAATACTATTAGTTACAGGGAATACACCGATTCCACCTGCTGTAAGTGAAGTAGTGGTTGTTCCTGAACCAGCAAGAACCATTGTACCTCCTGACACTGCAGGAAGAAAAACCTCTCTAAAAGAACGAGTTTGGTAAGACATGTTTATTTATTTTTTATTTATTGTTTAAGTATTATGTTGTTCTGCCTGATTTAGTCGTTGCATATTTTGTTGCATATCTAAATCTCCAGATATTATAGCTGCGGCATCATCTATTATAAGTTCTATAACTGAATCTCTAAATTCACACAAAACATCTGATGTAGAGGTTAGACCTGTTTCTGTATCTGTACAACCATTAAATTGAACAGTTATAGGTTTTCTATAATAGATTACTTCAGGATTTATTATTTCAAATTTTTCTTCTGTATATATTCTTACTTTATTTCCAAAAAATGTAGAAAATGTTTCTGCCCATTTCCAACTGGGATTTTTGTTAGGGTCTTTAAGTAAAATGTCTACATCAGATTCCTCAGCTTGATAAATTGTTAATCTTCTTGGCGGGCAACATTCATCTTTTTTAGCAAATGCAGATACTCTTGCAAAAACTATATAATCTGAAGGAAAATCACAGGACTCATAAAATAAATGTCTATTTACAAATCCATCTTTCCATGTAACTAGTAGATTCTGTAAATCTGCAATAACTTGTGAATCGCCTTCACGACCAACTCTTTTTTGATTTATTGCGTTTACTTGTCTACGAACCCACTCTCTTTGAGCCTTATTAAAAGCTTCTTGTATCTGCCAGCAAGGGATGTTGTCAAAATCTTCACTATCTAATTTGTTGACCCTTTGCTTTACTTTTAATTGTAGTAATGCATTATTCATGATTATTATAAAATTTTAGATATTTTGTTAGATTTTCTAACACATTAATGTTATCATTAACAAAACCTAAAGCCTTATTACAGTTATCACAAAGTAATCCTCTTACCTCGCCTGTTTTGTGACTATGGTCAACACATAATGATTTTTCTAAATCTGATTGATGTTTTCCACAACCTATACAATAACCTTCTTGTTTTTCAAAAATATTATTGTATTCTTCTATTGTTATATTATAATTTAATTTTAAGAAGTATTCTCTAATTTTATCTTTATTTTTCTCTCGATATTTCTTATGTTGTAACTTTACTTCATTAAAATTATTATAGTAATATTCTTTATTATAAGTATTTCGCTTTTCTTTATTTTTCTTATAATAATTTTTAATATCTTCTTTATGAGTTTCTCTATATTTTTTACGATAAACTCTATCATATTCTCGTTTTTCTTCTTTTGTCATAAAACGAGATTTTAGTTATTTAATTCGTTATCAACTTTTGCTTTTAATCTTTTTAATATATCCTGATTTAAAGGATTTTTTAAGAATGAAACTACTTCTTCTATTGTTCTACCGACAGGTATACCATCTTCCATAAAATATATTGTTCCTGTTCTATTTTGTTTATCTTCTATTCTGTGATCTAAATACCTATATTTAGTTGCGCATTTTACTATAGAGCGAATTGCAAGTTCTTCGGTAGGTAATTTAGATAAATCAAGGAACCGTTGAGATGCCATTCTTTTATTCTTTTCCCAAAGTTCACCATCAATTCCTCTATCCATATTAAGATATACTATATCTGTAGGGGTTGAGCGTTTATATTGTGTTGGGTCTGGATCAAAATTACGAGCAATTAGTAAAAGCTTTTCTACATCAGTATCTCTTAAATTATCAAGTATAGATTTTGCTTTATTTACAATTTTACGATATTCTGTATTAATTGCGGCAGTATTCTCTAATTTATCTAAATAAAATTTTGGGGGTGTTGGAAAAGGCCAACTATACGCATCTTCTAAAGATGGTGCTACTAAAGCTTTATAACCACCTGCTCTTATTGCCCTTTCAATAAGAATGTCCATTGGACTAGTCATATCTAAAAACAATCCTGATTCAGTAAGTTCTAACGTAAATCCTTGTGGGTATTCTTTATCATTACCCCAAAAAGAAACATTAGTTGGTGCAAGTTCTGAACATTGTTTCCAGAAATCTTTATTTTTTAAAGATGGATCAACTTTATCTCCACCAAATAGCATATAATGTACAGTAGCAACTGTTTCTCTTATATCTTTACGTTCAGCTTCTCTTTCTTCATCTGTAAGTCTCATTAACTCTGGCGCAGTTTCATCAAGTCCATTTACTACTTTATAAACAGCTTCCCTTGTTAATGTACCTGGTGTAACTTCTTTTATAAAGATTGTATCTTTTTGCCGTGCACCATCAAAAATGGACATACCATATTTCTCAAGTCCTGAATTACTAACATTTGGATTTACGAAGCATTTAATAGCTACGTTTGAACGTGCTTTTGATTTTGTTTGTACTTGCATATATTGGTTTGGTTTTAAAAGAAAGGTATTATTATCTTGTTAGATTTTCTTTATACTGTCTGATACTTGTGTAGTGGTGTTATCTACTGCCGTGCTTATATCAGATTTTACTGTAGAAATATCAGTTTTTATTGTGTCTGTTGTATTAGTTACTTCTGTAGTTATTTCTTTTGATTCTTTTACACCAAAATAAACAAGTGCTATTATAGCAGCAACCACACACATTGCAATTAATATTCCCATTAGTTTAATTTTTATTATAATAAAATATACTAAATTTATTTGGATTTACCAAATTACTGACTACAGTGAGTAGCCAGTAACAGGGTTTTTCATAACTATCTTTAGTACTTTGGTAGGGTCTTTTACCCATATTGCCTTATGTGGTTGGCGCATGAATACTTTGTAACCAAAGTCTCCCCCGTTTGATTGGAATCCGGTAGTACGACCCATATAGTCCATATTACCATTTTCATACCACCATCTAAGGTTGCTATCCCATGCTTTTTCAAGCATAAAGATATTATCATTTGCATTATCTGTGATATCAAAGATTAAGAAAGAATAAGAAGAAAGGTTAAACCCATTAATCTTAGGATTTTCTATGTCGTTGTTATTAACATTATCAAAGGCAGGATTCAAAACAAAATTTACATTTGCTAAGAACGGTATTACAAACCCAGTGAAAGCATAACCGTAGTTAAGATTCATTGACTCTAGTCTACCATCACCTGCTGCATTTGATGTAACAGCACCTAGTTCGTGAGCGTTTAATACAAGACCTGAGTTAACTGTAGCTTTTTGAATTGCTTCATTAATAAGCTTCATACCACCCATACCTGTTTGTACTATAATTTTACGCTGAGGGTCTGGTCCTTTAAATTCTATTTTACCATTATAAAAGTTAAACAATTCTGCTTTAAACAAATCAAGTGTAAAGTTTCCAAAATTATATATTCTCTTATAGTTATTATCAAGTTGTTTCCAAAGACCTGTTGACAAACGCACACCGTCTGCACCATCTCTTTGTTGAATCAAACCGCCTTTACCCCACATTAATTGATATTCAATATCATGTGATATTTGGGCAAGACATTTGGCTTCAATAGCTGTTACGAAAGTACGAGAAAGGCGATTATCTTGCATTTGCTTTTTAGCCCAACCTTCGCCATTCCGCTTCATAGCTTCTTGGATATTTGGTATTGAAGGATCCGCACCCCAATCAAGCCATTTCCATATTTCAGTAACAAGCGATTCACCTTTTGCATTCATACCGCCCTTCATCATAAGATCCAGTTTACCTGAAATCTCAAAAGAAGCATGTGCGTCTGATTGACCTACATAGTTATAAAACTCACGATAACCACCACGTATTTCTCCAAGATCATTATACTGTGTACCGTATTCTCCAATAGTTGAACCAGCAGAAAATATTTTTGTACCTGCAGTAAGATACTGATTATTTAAGAAATAAGTATTATTTGTTGTAGTTGGACCAGTTCCAAGTGTAGAACCTGCGTTGTTTACCAATTTAACGGTATACATCCAACCATCACCTTCCTGTATAATAGGTTCTGATGTAACATACATTTCAAGACCATTATACTTATCATAAGTGATGAGTGAACCATGTCCAAACGCGCGTTTATTCAAAAGTATTCTAAACGGCTGACCATCAACACCTTTAGTTGTGTTGTTAGGATCTATATCATATAAAATATATGGTAGTTCCTGTACAATTGGCAATTGCCATTTCCAACGACCTTGATAATCTTCAACTTTTTTAACATTTTTTCCACCAAATGAAGACATTTGATAAATAGGCATTTCTACCTTTTGAGTCATTGCCCAAAGATCAACAGGACCCATATCATCTGGACCAACATCTTTCAAAAAACTACGAAGATGGAATGAATCCATATTTGACCCATCAAGACGATACTGAGTATCACGAAGGAATATACCATTATTTAATACTGGTGTTGCCATTTTGTATTTATTTTATATTTAATTTATTATTTATAATTTTTTATCTAGAAAAAGGAGAAGCGTTTCTTGTAATTTTAGGTGCTACTCTATTTGCATTTCCCCCATCATCAAACGCTACAGAAGTTGACCTATTACCTTGTTCGGTTTTTAGTTTACGAACTGTTTGTTCAACTTGAGCAGTAGCTCCTTTTTTCATTAATGCTGCTTCATAACCTTCTTCATCTTTTAATAACCATAAAACCTTAGCTATTTTTTGATAATTAGGTTCTTTATATTGATATTTTTCTAATAAATTTCCTAATTCGTTAGTTCTTCCACCAGAAACAGATTCATAATTTGCATTTACTAATCCGTTATATAAACTTGTTTGTGTTTTTGAATCCAGTTTTATTCCTCCAATCTCTGCAGGCTTTAAAGCAGTATACACATTTTCTATATATTTTTCTGCTGCTAACCTACGTTGTTCTGCAAATTGTCTTTGATCTTCTAATTGATATTGAACAATTTGTTCTTTCATTTTGTCCAACTTAGGTTTTAATTGAGAAGCCTTCTTTTCTATTAAACCTAAATCTTTCCACTCTTCAACTTGTCCTTTTACTTCATCGCTAGTCCAATCTGTATTTGCATTTCTTAAATACTCATAAACTATTTCTTCTTGATGCTCTTCTTTTGTTGGGTCAAGATCTGCTAATTGTCTTACTTCCCCCAAGGCTCTATAAAGTGATTTATAATCAGTCCCGCCATTAGCTTCGTATTCATATACTATTTTTGCATCAGGAGAAAGACTTTCATAAAACTGTACAGGTATGTTTTTCTTAAAAGCTTCTTCTTTTAATTGTAGATTTTCATCTATAAGTGCATGAAGATCTTTAGTGGGTAGTTTTGCAAGGTATTCGTCTAAAGGTACTTTTTCGTCATAATCATCAAAAGTAACAAATTCTTTAGCTTCAACCTTTTCTTTTATATATTCTGCTAATGCAGATTTATCTGTTTTGGGTTTACCTGTAGTAATTGGGCGATCATCCGTTGGCTCAATATTTTCAGGTTTTGCACTATCTAAAATTTGATTTAATAGTGCGTTTTGATCCGTAGCCGTTTTTGTTGAGCCAGGTATAACTGTTGTTGCATCAATATTTGTTTCAGGAATAGGTGTGTTTTCATTTGGATCTGGTTGATCAAATTTTAATTCACCATCATTTCTTTTAAAAATTGCTGCTTGTGGTGGAATAACAAGACTTTCAGAAAGCATTGGAAATCCATCAACTTCTATTTCAACATTTTTTGTAGCATTTTCAGCCATAACTTATTGGTTTTAATTATTCGAGGAAAGATATATTCCTTTTGAGATTCAGTAATGAACTACTGACAAATAAAGTATACGTAAAAAACTTGAAAGATTTAACTTTTTTTATTATTTAAAATAAAACTAGAAACAGATATGGATAAATAATTTCAACGGTATTTTATTTCTTAGTCTCTGAATTCTTTTTAGATATAGTTAATCTTTGATTATGTAACATTTCCCTAGTACGTGCCTGTTCCGCATCAACCTTTCTTTGTTGTAATTCTCTATCTTTTTGTTTTTCTGCTATTTCATTTGCGTGTTTTGTTCTGTCAAAATTCATTTGTTCAGTCCATTGCTGTTGTTGTTGTAAATTTGCTTGTGCGTCTTGATAAGCACTTTCACTTGTATCAGGATTCATTGTTGCTGCAGCGCGTGCAGAAGAAGTTATTTCAGCAATAAGAATTTTAGCTTGACGATCTTTTTCATTTTGAATATCTTCATGCGCCCATTCTTTTTCTTTTAACATTTCCTCTTGTTCAAGTTCTTGTTGATGTTGTTGTTGACTTTGCTGCATTTCTTGCTGTTTTTCGCTTTGCATCCGTTGTTCGATTTCACCTAACTTGTCATTTAAATCAGCAATATCTGATACCTGACGAATTTTTGCTATATCAGGAAGAGTGGCACCCATAGTATTATTAACTAATAGAACTTGTTGTATATCTTTAATTATTTGGCGTGCATTTACATTTACTTCTGGAAATACATTAATATCTCTGAGTAGGAGCTTAGTGCCATCTATTTGAAATAAAACTGTTTCGTTAGAGGTAGTAGTATATTTAAGATTTACTGAAGGATTTTTAGATTGATAGTACTGCGCAAGTTCTGTTCGCATTTGATGCACTCGTGGCATTAAATAGTCACAATGTTCTATAAAATGCATTTCTGTCTGATCATAACTACGTCTAACAGATTCTTCATATTCCTTTGCGGATGTTTCTTGTCCAAGGGGTTGCCCCATTCTATTAGCATTAAATCCAATAGACGCAAGACCTTGCTGCATTAAAAAATTATAAACCTGCATCCTAGATTGAAGTCTTTGTGTTTGACTTAAATCCATTTGGTGATACTGATTAAAATTTACATTACCATTTTGGGCTATATTTTGCAATGAAGTATCTAAAGGTAAAAACCCGAATTGCTTCATTGAGGTGTAGGCTTGTTGGTATGGATTTAATCCCCAATCTTCTCCAAGACTATGTTTAGGTAAAGCATTTTGATCAAACATAACTACAGTACCTATTTCATCAACCATTATATCCATAATCTGATTTGCCGCCATATTAATTCCTATTTGATAGGGCATTAATTTAGCAATCATCGGGACAGATACAGTGTTTCTATCTGAAAAAACAGAACCTTCTACTGGAAGTTTTACGCCATAAAGATTATCCTCTCCTTTAAATTGAAAAGGTAATCTACCAGGTTTATTTCCTGTTATACCAATATACATCGGTTGCATTCCGCCGGGATTATTCATTCCCCACCAAGCAGGTCTATTTGGTCCAATTTTAATTACACCACGTACATCATTAATCCACAACCAATCTATATGCTCACCATAAACAAGATTATATCGTGTTTTTTCTTTATATACTGAGGTGTCATATTGTGGTTTATCTACAGGCTTATAAAATTCATCTACAATATCCATTTCAGGCATACCATTAGTAGACTCATTAATATAAGTAAGGTGTCCTACTTTTCTAGCACTTTTAAAATATATAGTAGAAACTCTTAATAAATTAGAGTTACCAAAATCCTGAAGATCCTCTGCGCCAAGTAAAATAGTTTGTACAATATCTCCATTATTATAAGCAATATCATATTTTGAAATAAATTGTCTATAGGCTAAACCTGGCATTTGTACGTTCCATTCATGGTCGCGTGTTGCATCATAATAAGAACCATCTGGATTTACATTATCTAGTAAATAACCTGCAGCACGAATAGGGTAAATTGCCTCAATATTTCGAGTTTGTTCTTCGGTCATTATCCAACCATACTTATCTATAACATCTGAAGATGTCATTAAGTCTATATAACCAACCCAGTTAGCTTGAGAAATCCATCTCCTATCAGGAGATTTGTTGTAAAATGTTTGTAATGGATTCCAAAGTTCTACTTCATAATCATTTTCGCGCATTTTCATGTGCCAAAACTCACAATCAAAAACAAGTTTATCTCTAAATCCTCTGTCTTCTAACTCATCAAAATGGAATCTTCTACAATCTACTTCCATTTGATGTTGCGCCCACTCTACATAAACATTTCTATATCCTGTTCTATACCACTGTTGTAAATTTGGTAGTTGTTTTAAAGCATCGGGTTGTAATTGTTTTTGTACTTCAGGATCACTCATATTTGCGCCTTGCTGTTGCAACTTTTGTTGCATCATTATTTCAGCTTGTGCAAGTAAGATTTGTTCAAGTTTATCTTGTTTATCCTGTTCCATTTCTGAAATAGATATATCATCTACTGCAGTAAATATAAGTTTTGTTTGACGTTTTGCAAATTCAGATCTAAATGATTCTATAATAGAAGGAATCCAAGGAAAGAAGCGCAATTCCAATAGATTTTGAGAATTATCCATTAGATTTTCTACTACCTGAGAATTCATATTTTGTGGGCCAACTACGTAATCTTCTCTGTCTATAATTCCTTTAGAAGCCTTTTCCCACTTAAGTAATTTTGGAGCACGTCTTTGGAGTTGTTTTATTCCTTGCCATTCAAAAAAATCAGCACACCAACCATAGAATTGTTCATCTTTTTCCTCTTCAGGAATCATTTGAAGTGGTTGCACGAGAACGCCCATCCTATTATAGTAGGCTTTTTTCCCCGATTTCAGATCCATTGCATTGAGAATGCGCGCCATGTATATTATATATTTTTACTTTCTAAAATCAAAGTCTTAGTTAGTAGTTAAAGTAAATGTTGGTTGAATAGATGTTGTAGAAATTGATAATCCTGAAGTTGCACCACACCAAGTTATAGGTAAAGTATAATGTGTTGGTTGAATAGGTTGTATGTAATATGGATAATTCTGATAAATATATTGCACCTCTTTTTCTGAAAGTATTATAAATTCATCTAATGTAATAGTTTTATCTTGTAACAGTTTTGCTAAAATTTCTAATTTTGATTTCATATAAACATATTTTTTATTTCATCCTCTTTTAATTTTGCATATCTACCACCACCCCAAGAACCTACATAAACTATTCTTTCATCTTCAGCAACAGGTTCATTTATTAACTGCTGTTCATCATTAGTTAATGGTCTACTTTGAATATCAAATGGACAAAATTCTAATTTAGATGTATTACCGTTAATATCTTCTTTTTCTATAGTGGTACAATCATGGGTATAGGCTAGTGGGTTTGCACTCTCTCCACGAAAAATTTTAGAAAACCTTCTTACTATTTTTATTTTACTAAAGTCTTCAAAATTATCATTAATATATTGTATCAAATCTTCTTTTGAAATTCCTGGGTTTTCTTTTTCTTGATATGCTCCATATTCATTTAATATAAACATATCAATATTTTTATTTTCTTGCATAACATATTGGTTTAAAATCTCATATTGCGAAAAGCTTGGGTTGGTTTTGCCCAAGGATTAGTTTTTTTGGTAGACGGACCTCCATATATAAAGTTACGTAATTTATTTGGACTTTCCAAATCAGAGGTTTCTATAGTCTGTTTGCGAAGTCCTTTATTTGCATTTTCTATAGAAATAAATGCTACAAGTGCTGCAAAAGCTACAAGTCTATCATAGTTTCCCTTATCATCTTGAAATTCCTGCATTTCTTTTAAAAGCATTGAATCTGGAACTCTTTCTACTCCGTAGGTTGTTTTATATACTTTTCCTTCTTTATCTTCTATAGTATCTAATTCTTCTTTTAAATAATTTATAGTATAAGATAAAAGGTGTGAAAATACTGCACTGGAGTTTTTCCACCCGTATTCTTGAAACGTATTAGAAACACCTTTCATATCTTTATTAAAAGATAGTAATCTATCTCTTGTTACAAGTCTATGTTGTTTTTTACGGTGTTGCATATAAGTTATAAATTCTGATATATTTGCCTCACATATAATTTGTGCATTATATAAGTCAGAAATCATTTCAAGTAATTCGTGTGTTTTCTTTAAATCATCGTATCTACCACACCAAGAAAGTACTAATTTGCCACGTTCTAAATTATTTTCTATTTCTATTTGTTTACCATTCCTCTCAACTTTTGTAATTTCAGAGTCCGTTTTATAAACAAATACAGAACAAAGTGATTCTGAAGATGTTGTTTTACCTTCTTTTACAGGGTCAACAGACATATAATAAGTTGACCAATCAGGAACTTCACATATTGGTCTTTCATAAATACATACTACACCTGTTTTATCTTCAAGTGTTTTAACCTTATTACCTAAAACAGATATTGGGTCTTTATACGCAGTTTTTATTTCTACTTTACCTTCTGCATTTCTTTCTAGGTTAACTGTTTCTTGAGGATATTTTTTTTCTTCAATCCGCAATAATTGTTTATTAATAAGCCCTAAAGGAAAAATAGATTCCTTTCTATACGCAAAGGCTTCATGTATATTAATAGGCTTTTGAGAAATACGCAATTGGTATGTTGCGGGGTCTAAACTTTTTTTCCAAACTGCACGTTCTTCTAAAATTGCTTGCAACGCACCCTCAACATCGGAATTTCCATATTTATCTATAAATGGTGGCATAGACCATTGTTCTGGAATAAATAATCCGGATAAACCAAAAGTTTTTTTATCATCTATTAAGTCTGTTTCTACAGCATAAATAGAATTACCTACTGGATTAAGAACCATTTCCTTAAGGGGTTTACATTGATCTAAATCACCTACTGATCCTGCAGCAATAAATAAACCTGTAGTAATCATACCCGAAGATAACGCGGGGCGTATATACTCATACGTTGTATTCATTTTTGGGGCTATTCCTGCCTCTTCATGATAAAATATAGATATATTACCACCAACACCAGAAGTAGGGTCCTTTTCAAAAGTATGCCCTAATATTGTTGATTGATTACCTTGATAAAATACCTTATCACCCTGTCTAACGCCTTGACGTTGTTGCCAAAGAAGTGTTTTATCTGGATCACAGGAACGATACCACCCCATTCCAGGTTTATTTAAAAAGTTTTTATATTCATTTAAAAACTTCCACGCACCTTTTTCATTTATATAATCCTTTTGAGAAGCACCTATTTTTAGAGTTTGCCCTTTTTCAAACCAAAATCTATTAATAAGTTTTGCAGCTTTCATGTAAGTATTTCCCCACTGACGTTTTTTTAATTCTGCAGCATGTTTATAATGAAGTTCAGCTAAAAGTTCATAAAGATGAGAGTGATATTGAGAATCCCATATTTCAGGAAAATCAAATTTCTTTTTATCTTTATCATAAATAGGTAAAAAATTAATCCAAAAATAATAATCACGGGTAAGATAGAACGTATTTGTTTTACTTTTAAAAATCACACCCCGCCTGCATTTTGATTTTTCTGAAAGTGGATTCTCATCTTCAAGTGTACCCCAATATTCTAACCAATCTTTTGAATTTTCTGGTACAGAGATATATGAACCTGTTTCGTGGAACTTTTTTGCCTGTTCATTAAAAAAATAAGAAGTTTCATCAAAGTTATATTTACCTGGTTCTTTAAACATAGAAAGGACAAACTCTTTAAAGTCGTCCCTTGTTCTAAACTCAGTTAAAGTCCAAGTACCATCATAATTTCTTGTTGGCACTTCTATATAGTTATTTTGCATTTAATTTATTTTACATAAAGTCCAACTTTCTGGATAATAGTTGGGGTTATCAAATTTAATTCTACATTCACCTGCAAGATTTTCTCCACAATGAACTACTTTACCATTATTAAAATTTTTCACGTACCACATTTGCCACCAAGTAAATGTAGACGATCCGCCTATAAAATGATCACACAAAGTTCCAAGAATAAATTGTTCCATTGGATTTTGATGATAATATTTAAAATTTTCTGCATGAGTATGTGTACCATTTGGTTCTGCAAAAAAGAAATTATCACCTTTAAATATGGTTTTAATTTCATCTATATTATCTGAAAAGAAAAGAATATTATATTCTTTCCAGTCTGGAAATTCTATTTCTAATGCTTTTAAATACCAATCTAAGGGAATTTGATAAAAGCATCCATGATTAACAAAATCTCCTCTACGGATTCCTATACCAATTGTTTTTTTACTATTACCTAATATATGTGAATATTTTTTACAAACATCGGCTATAACAGGTGGCGTAAATTTTGCGTGTTCTTTAATATAGTCTAAACTATCTTGAAACCATAATTCAGATTGATTATTACTTCCTAAATTAATATTTAGAGTTTTGTGTTTATTTTCTTCAAAAAACTTATATAACCAGTCCATTTCTTCTCTAGAATAGTGGTTGGTTCTAAAATGAAACAACTCGTCTTCTTGAATCCCATCATCTATTTTAGGGGGGTATTTAAAGTATTGCCAAGCAAAATAATTTGGAAAAGCTAATTCGTGCCCTGTTTTATGTGCAATTCCTAAAAGTGCAAAATAGTTAAATAACCAATTACCAAGTCTAAGATGTTTACCCCAATCTTTATATAAAATCATATTTATTTATTTTTAAACCAATCATAAGAATCGCTAATTAATTTTTTTACTTGGCTTATAGTTTCTTCTTCTTGTTTTTGTAAATCTTCTGAGACTAAATGTAATGTATCTTTAGCCCACTGTATTTGATTTAAACCATAAGCAATACCATTTCTTTTTGTATTTGCCGGGCCATAACTATTTAAGTAACCGTCATTTGGGTCTCTTGGGATTACTATAGGAATACATCCACATAATGCCGCCTGCACAGGAATAAAAGATACATCATCGTAACAAATAAAATATTCATAATGATTAAATACTTCTTTAAGATATTCTTTATCCCCTTTTTGTGCAAAATCATCTATGCATAAGGCATCTTTTGGATGAAAATCAAAACTATCTCTATGATGCCCCTTTCTTATCATATAGCAAGTTGTTCCGAGGATATGTCTATTTTTATTTTTAAATATTAGATTTTCTTCTAAATTAGTCATTTCAAGAAAACCCTTTACTAAAGACATATCTGGAATAGTTACTCCCTCTCGCCATAAATAAGCTAAATCGTTTTTAGAATAATCCCCATGATTTCCACCAGGGGTTCCTAATACCCATCTTATACATAACTCTGAATAAAATGGATTTCCGGTACTGCATATTTCAGGATATATGCCTACTGAATTATGCTTAGATATTTGTAACTCATGCCATTTTGAATTTATTGCTTTTAGCCCCCATTCGGGATGAGTGTTACCATTATCTACTACAACAGTAACGTCTTCTCCCAACTGATTTAGATGCCAAGCAAGTTTATGTAGATACATTCTACCTGCATCTCCTTTTTCGTATGGTAGTGCCGCAATATAAAATTTTAATTTATCCATTAATTATGTATAGTTAAAATATTAGCAATTTTTGTTTTAACTTTAAATAAATTTAATTGTAATCCTTTTTCTAAAGTAAGCCAGTCTGCACAATACTCCTCCGGTTTTGGAATAGATAGTTTTTTTGCAATAGATGTTTTTAAACAAAAGTTTCCCCAATCAATATAATTTTGTTTTAATGAAACAATTAATGGTTCATAACCTGCTAAATGGTTTATTGAATCCCACATACAAATATCAGCATTTGTTTCTTTTAATCTATTTAATACAAGTTCAACTGCCCACGATAAAAAATAATCTTGTACAGATGTTTGTATAACATATTTTGTGTCTACACTATTTTGTAGAGCGTCTATTCTATTATAAGTACCCCAATAACCTGTATTATTTTCTGATTCTAGGTAGATTATACGTGAGTCGTTATAGTTTTTTGCCCACTCTTTTAGATTACTATTTTGACCATTATTATAAATAATAACTTTCCAGTTAGGATTAGTTTGACATATTAGTGAGTCTACTAAAGGTCTATTAAAGGATTCTTCATTAAAAGATGGGGCTATAAAAGTTATTTTATTCATCGAACTATTTGTCTTTGATTATATCTATTATTATGAAACTCTTCAATTTCCTGACTAGTCATACTATACTGTATTCCCCACTTTCTATCTTTATTTATTTGACTTAATCTATCTTGACTTTCTTTAAATTTATTTTGCATATATACAAGCGAATGTGCTTTCATATGAAATAACTTAAATGGCTCATTTAAATAAATAATATTTCCTATAGGATTGCATGTATGTGCACCAACTTCATAATTTATATCGGTAATATCTTTGGGACTAAATACACACGTTTTATCTTCTGGTGTATGACGTATACCATTTTTAATATCTAAAGGTGTATATATACCATAGCCTAACATATCATATCCTTCTGATTTAACTATAGTGCAATTTATTAATTTATTTGGCACTATTTCTATAAATTCGTCACAATCAATGATTATTACATAATCTGCTTTTGAATCCTTCCATACATTATTTTTAAAGTTCATTAAAAGTAAATCATTCACTTTTGAATCTGTATAAAAATAACCTACATTACAACCTAATTCTTTTACAATTTCTATAGTTTTGTCCATAGAACCGTTATCGTAAATATTAAAATTTATTGTATGCCCATTTAGGCACCTTCTATAATGTTCTACCATAAAAGGTAGCATGTATTCTTCATTATAAACTGGGCAAAATAAATCAAATATCATATGTGTGAATCTTTTATATAATCACTAAGTGCATAATGTGTATTAAACCAATCAGTATGAACTGTATCAGGTAAAGCAAAATGTGTGCTATGACCTCTTTGTATATTTTCTGTAGACTGCCTTTTTCCTAATTCATGCGAACGATTTAAATGCCAAATAGGTGACCAATGTTTATAATGAAACAGATTAAATTCTTTATTTGACCAAGATATCTTGCTTTCTGTATTGGCTACTAATTGATTTATTCTATGCGCACCCTCACCAAATTCTATTAAAGAAAAGCAACCTGTTCGTAATAATACAGGTTTACTATAACCTGGAGATTGACAACCTCTTGGGTTTAATGCAGCTTTTGAAGGAGAATCTTGGTTATCAAATATATCCCAACCTTGAAATTCAACTACATTTATTCCTCTACTTTCTAATTCGGTTAAGTCTTTAGAATTAATCATACATTCTTCATCACAATCTATACACAAAACCCATTTTGATTTTGCATTCATTGCGGCCTCAGATTTTATTTTGGATTGTATTGTATCATTCATACCTTCAGTTATAAATGGTATGATTTCACATCCTGCAAGTTTTGCGAGCATTAATGTATCATCGGTTGAACCATTATCATGAATAATAAATTTTGGATTATCAAACATTTTACGATAATGTGTTATAGTAAATGGTAACATTATTTCTTCGTTATAAGTAATAACGTGAATTTCAATTAAATTCTGCATTAGTTTTTTATATTTAAAATTAAAGGTAGTTTTATTTGTGATTTTATTAATCCTGAGTTCATTAAATCCTCTACATACATGCCATCACAACAATATTCTTTTGGATGATTTATCCCTACTGACTGCGCAATTTTAGTTTTTACTGCGAAGTTAGACCAATCTATAAAAGTTATTTTTGGGTAGGAGTTTAAAATCCTATATCCGAAAGAGTGGTGAATTGTATTCCAATAAATAAAATCATTTTTTGATTCTAATATTTTATCTACGGTAATTGGAATGTAATATTCTTGCAGAGTAGTTTGTATTACATACTCTGTATCAACCATTTCTAATGCTTTAATTCTATTAAATGCCCCCCAGGAACCTAAATTTTCTTCGTTAGCAATATATGTGAATCTAGTGTCATTAAAAGAATCTATTATTGTTTTTAATTCTTCATTTGGACCATCGTGCCAAATAATACATTTCCAATTTGGGTTTTTTTGTAAAAGCATTGAGGCACAAAACATGTATGCTTCCCAATACTCTTTATAACATATTACAATAAAAGTTACAGCTTTTTGCATATTTAATTATTTTCCATATTCATAGTCTAAAATTTTACCAACTAAATCTGAACGGTGATTAGTTTGTAATTTTATCCATTTAATCTCTTCTATCTTTTTAGAAAGTTCTATTACAAAACTTAGTCCGTTTATTTCTCCTGTTGATGTTTTTATATCAACTTGTTCATTATCACCATTAATGACTATTTTTCCTGTTTTACCCAGTCTTGTTAGTATAGCTAACATTTCTGATTTAGTGAGGTTTTGTGCCTCTTCTACAATCAGAATATCTTCTATTGTTTTACCGCGTACAAATTGTACAGGAAATGCCTTTATTTTTTCTTCTTCTATTAGTCTTGCAACCTCACCTTTATCTGCACAGCATTTTTGTAAATTTTCCATTAGAGCTTCCATATAAGGATCGAATTTTTGACCTAAATCACCAGGAAGATAACCTAAACTTTTACCTACCTCGATAGTAGCCCTAGTATTATATATACAGTTAACTTGTTTCTTTTTTAAGAAGTCCAGGGCAGATTGTGCACATACTAAACTTTTACCACATCCTGCTCTACCTGTAACTACAACTATTTGATTTTCAATAATTAAACGCTTTGTATCTTTTTGTTCTGCATTTAACTGCACAACATTTATACTTTTTATATCTGTCTTTCTTTCTCGGTTAGGTTCTTTCATTATTTAAGTTTAGTTAGGTGGTATAGTATTGGATAAATTTCTCCTACACGCAAAAATCCTTGTGGGTTACATCCTGGTCCGTCATAATGCATATCTTTGATAACATGTGGGTCAAATATGCAAAATTTATCAAACTTAGGATTTCTATTATCTTGTGTCAATTCTTTTACACTTACAACATCATAGCCTTTAGTTTTTACTAAGGAACAATTTTGAAAAATATTTGGTGTTACGTCTATAAATTCATTTATATCTGCGATAATAACGCAATCAGTTGCCATATTTTTCCAACAATTATTTTTCCATAAATCTTTTGTATTATAGAAATCTAAGTACCGCTTTACATTGCATTTTTCTTCGCGTGCAATTTTTACAGTATTATCTGTTGAGTCCATATCCCAAATATTAATTCTAATATCAGGTATTCTTGAACGATAAAAGTTTATAAACTCTTTTAAAGTTGGCTCATTGTTAAATGTTCTTGTGTAAAGATTTGCTATCATATTTTAACTAAATATATAATCACATATTTTTTTATGAAATGCATTTGCATCCTTTAAAGTTTCAAATACAATTTCAATTGCCTCGTCTACATTTGCAACAGGTATAACTACTGAATAAATTTGTACACTTGGGTCACCTTCATCTTCTCCGTCTAATACTCTTGATGATAATGATGCGCCTATAATGCAACTTTTTTTATATACTACCTTATCTAAGACTCTAATTTCTTCTTCAGGATGGTCTTCATCCTCAGGTAATAGTGCATCATAATCGTGTACATATGCTAATCTATCGTCTGATAATTCTACATAACATTTAGAAACATTACTAACTACACTATTTGGTAATTTAAAAACATTTATATCTATTCTTTCCATATTAATTAAGTTAATGAATTAAATCTATTTCCTCTTACTTCTAATTTTGATTCTTCCATATAAGCTTTATAAGCTTCATTAAAGGCTCTATTTAATCCTGGTAACTTCTCCATTGCACTCATTATAAATGGTCCATTACCATCCTTTCCTGTAGTTATTTTACTTACTTTTACAAAAGATTCTATATTCGCTAAAGCAAGTTTTAATGCTTGCCAAGTTCTATAGGCGGGAAGTTCAAATAATTTTTCACAATTTTGCATTGCAATTTGTATCAAATCATCTTCTGTAGAAAAATCTGCCTTAATATCTTTAAGAATGGTTTCTTCTCTATCTTCTTCTTTCATTGCAAGATAAGGATTATCTTCAGGGTTCCAAGAATACATAAATTGAAGATAAGCAAATATCTTAGTATAATTCTTAGGATAATTATCTATAATATCTTTAAGCCAAGAAATCACATAACATGATTCCGTTGGTAATGCAATATTATCTTGAACGGTAAATAGTTTTATATACATTAATCTAATTTAACAGTTTTAAGAATAAATTTATCTTTAACTATTGAATAGAATTCTACCCCGTCTATTCTAAACTTATATCCAAGATACATAGTTTCTTTATTTATAAACTTACGTCTAAGTTCTAATGGACTATAGGTAAGATCGTTTTCATTTAGATCTATTGTCCAATAATCAAATCCATCTTTTATTGCTGCTTGTTCTACGATCAGGTCTACCATTTCTATTTTATTAAGTGTTTAAATATTTCATATCTTTGCGCAGACCAAATTTTTATATCAAATTTCTCTTTAACCCGTTCTGCTAATTCCTTACCCAAAGATACAACTTCTTTTTGATTTTTCAAACAATATTTGATATTTTTTTGCCAATTATCCCAAAATAATCCAGGAAACCCTTTTAAATTAGAATAAGGAAGTGTATCAGATACTATACAAGGCAACTCTCGTGTTGCAGCTTCTAAAATTTTTAATTCAGATTTGTATCTGTTAAATTCATTATTAACTAACGGAATTAAAGCTACATCCGCTTCATCGTAGAAAGTCATGTGTTGTTGAAGCGGTCTGGTATCTAAAATTTGATAAGATTTAGTTCTAGAAAATATTGATGCCATTTTATCCCACTCACAATGTTTATCTGGTAAAGGATTAAATCCCGCCAAAGTAAATTTTGCATTATCTGTAATATATTTTTCTCCACCTAATTTAGTAAACGTGTTCTTAAGTAGAAGTATATCATTATAATGTGTACTGCCGCCAGCATAAAGAAAATTCATTTTAGAATCAACCCTTTCAATATTATTATCTTTTGTCCAAAAAGGTGTTCCAAATGGAACTGCGTTAGGAGTAACTATGCAATTCTTATTATATTCTAAAACTCTTTTTCTAAGTATTTCTGTGGTAACAAGAACTAAATCTGCCTCTAAAATATTTTCTATAACCCTTTCGTTCATTTTATCTTTATACCACATTTGGTATACAGGGTGTGCAGTACTTATCTCCCAATAATCATCTAAGTCTAGAACTATTTTTACTCCTTTTGCCTTTTGCTCTTGAATAAATTCTATGGTCCGCAAAGACACATCTCTATTATAAAATATAATATCTGGTTCAAATTCGTTTATTGTAGAAATATAATCAACATTTACTTTTTGAGATTCATCAAGTGGCGTTGTTTCAGGAAGAAACATTTTTACTTGGTCAAAATCTGTAAATGGAAAATACTCTATTGGTAGAACGCATCTGTAGAAATCACATCCGTTATTTGGTTTTACTATTACGGCTATTTTCATTTATACTTTTTACTATTATTAATAACATTTTAAACCACTGATAAAATAAATATATAAACCCTAAACATAAAAGACTTTGTAAAATATCACAAATGCTCATTTTTTGGTTTTTAAATAATTTAAAATAGATATAACTTCATCTTTTAAATAAGGCAAATCATAATTTTTAATTTCTTCTATTATGGGTTCATTATTAATATCCCTATCGTAGATTGGATTATCATTTGAATCTCTATCTATTTCTTTAAATATTATATGGTTAATAGTTAGTTTGCCAAATTCTAATTGTGGATTGTGCTTTAAGATAACGTACATATAAAGACTTAATTGTATATTATACACATTTAATTTGCACTCGTCTAAATGCCCAAGTGGAAATAAAAGTTTACTTGTTATACCTTTCCAATTAGTAAAACCTTTAGTAGTTAAATTCTTATTGGTTTTATAATCTGTTATATATACTTTGTTATTTCTTACCTCTACTAAATCAGATTGCCCACAAATTCCTGCACTTTTTAAATAAACAAAATGTTCAGGGTAAATGTAAAAGTTATCTAACTTTTGTTCTGGGGCGTATTTAACACCATCTTTTATTATTGGTTTAGCTATAGAACAACTTATTTCATCTCTTTCTATGGAGTCAACGCCGCAAATTTGTTTTTCACGCTCTCTGTGATACCAATTACCCCTAATTACAGATTCTTCATTTGTTTGTTTCCAAATGGCCTTTATTTCTTCTGGGTCTTTGCCATACCACTTAGATTTTTTATTTTTAGAAGAGCTAAGTGCCTTTGCTTCAACATCAAATTCTTCCTCAAACATTTTAACAACAGAAGTTACGGATACCCATTTGATATCGTCTTCAGGATTAATAGAATTATATTGGTGTTGGTCTTCTACAAATTTTACCATATTATTGTTTAAAGGATTTGTTATTGGAATTTTTGCAGATTGTTTTGCAACAAATACTAATAAGATTATTACTATAATTATTACCATAAAGGTTCTTGTTCTAATTCTTGTAAAGAACATTTAGAATCTAAAGATGCTGTAAGGAATGCAATATTACAACCACAAACACCACAAGCAGGTTCACCTTTTATGAAAGCTTTTTCTGAATTACCTTCTTTATCATAAAAACCGCACTTATTAGACTGACATATCTTTAATCGTTTCTTTGCCTGTTCTTTTGCCTTTTTAGACCCAAAAAAATGATTATAGATACCGTCAACTATTAGACTCTTTTTCTTCCAAATCTCTTGCAGCTTGTTCATCTAACATTTTTTGTTTATGTATAAAAAAGAATTGTTTTCTTTCTTTATCCGTTTTATATTCTTCTTGTATTCGTTTAATATTTTCTAACTGCTCACTAACTCCCCTTTCAATTTGTTCTTTTCTTGGGCCATCTGAATAATCTTTAACATGCTCAAGTATTCTTTCATATTTTCTTTTAGTACTTTCCATTGTGCGTTCTTTACAATAAAAAGCCCCTAAGTTGTCTACTACTATTTTTTTTGAGGACATACTTGAAAGTTTCTCACGTAAGTGTTTATAGAATAGTTCTATAACTTGTTTACAAACCTCCTCAGAAAATTCTGATTGAACAGCAGTTTTTGGTATAAGGGTTTTAGCTTTCAGTGGGGTCAAGGCAAAGTAATTGATAGTTAATTAATAAATTAGCGTCTGTATGAATTTCCATTAACGGGTTAATCCAAACTTGGATATTACTTTTATTCCTGCCCTTTCTTGAGACCAACCCCAATTCGGACATCTTAGATAAAGCATTCCTAGCCGATTGGCAAGAATCAAATATATATTTATATTCTTTCTCTGTGCCTTTATACTTTTTAATTTTTGTACCACAACTAGATTCAGTTTTAATTAATTCTTCACAAAAAGTAGAAAGTTTAGTTTTACCAAGTATGGCTAATAGAACAAGCATATCCAAATCCGCATTAGTAATTTGAATGCCTCTTAGTGCACACCAAGAAAGAATCTGATATCTAATCAGACCCCATCTTGATATACGTTGTTTTATTTGAACTGGTTTAACTGTTGCTTTCATTATTTAGTCTTTAACTTCTTTTCTGTTGGTACTTCTTTTTGCTTTGGTACATCTACTCCATCTTCTAATGGGTTTTGTTCTTTCTTTGTGGCTAGAACTTCTTCCATTTGCAAAGTAGTAAAAATTTCATTTGCGCGGGCAGTTACCATTTTAGTTCTAAGTTCCTGTAATTCTGTTTGAAGCTTCTGCAATTCGATTGCCTCTTTAAGATTCTTCATTATTTCTTCTTGTGTGTAACCCTGTGGGTGTTTCTGATTTTCCATTGTTATAATTTAATCGTTAATATAATATACGTAATTAATTTGAATTAAACAAATTTAGTTTAAACTTTTTATATTTAATTGCTCCTCTAATTCTTTTATAGCTATTTTTAGTTCACAAATTCCCTTCTGTATACTATATATTAGATTTGGATACACCTTATTACCATTTTTATCTATATAAAATTCTAATGCTTTTTCCATATTAATTAAAATCTATTTGTGATAATTGTTTTAATATTTCTTGCCAATCTTCAAATTTTTCATAAACGCATTTTATATCTCTATCCTTAGTACTATATTCAATTATATATTTATCTTCTTGGATAATCCATGATTGTATTGATATTACTTCTTTGCGTTTTATAAAAAAATGTTGCAACCCACTAATAAAAATTCTAATACTAAAGTAATCTTTTTCTATATTAATTTTATTCATTATATCTTTTTAGTAGTCCTGCATGGAATCAAACCACAATTAAAGGCTCCAAAAACCATTGTCTTATCATTAGACCACAGGACTTAGTATTAGAAATTAAACTGATTGGTAGTACTTATCCATTGTTGTAAAGCTCTTTTAGAATTCCTTTTTAAAAGTCTTTTATTAGACCAGGTACTTATTCTTGGGTATTTTAAAGAATAATACATTGCGTTTATCGTGTCTGTAATATCTTTAGTTGATGCCTGTGAATGTTTATTAACAAATTCTATTTCATGTGAAGTAACTATTGGAACTTCTTGATTTACAAAATCTGCAGACACAATATTATAGGTCTCAGATAAAGAGACCTGCATCCCTAAATCCATAGTTCTTACTATATCTAAGAACTCAGTGTGTGAATGCCAAGTGTGTTCAATTAAATAATTTTGAGTTCCATCAAACAAACTTCTTAGATTCTTAAGTACTTCTTCTCCTTTATTCTCTACTCTAGAACTATTTATATGAAAATATAAAGTTTTTTTAGTTTGCCTTGCAAATTCTATTGCTGCTAATGCCTGAATTAATTGATTTTTTAAAGGGCGAATTGCACCAAAGCAGCCTATGTGTAACTCAGATTCAGGATAAGTATTTAAAATATTTACAGGTTTAGATATAGGATAGTAGTTTGGTAAATATAAAACTACCTTATTTAATATCCTTTCTAAGGATTCCTTTGTTTGATAATAATTAACAGCAACAAATACATTAGAATATTTAGTATATTTCTTTAACCATTCTATTGCTACCCCTTCGTTAGCCAAAAACGGTATGTGGGAATGCAACCTAATAACCCATCTTACATTAGGGTGTAGTGCCTTTAATTCTTGAAATTTTTCTGGCACAACCCATAACGCTTCAATTATAACTAGGTCTGGATTAAATAAAGTTACTTCTTTGTCTATACAATTATTGTCTTGTACCTCTACAACTGTACTATTTATATTATTTTTATTTAGCATACCTACTACAAACTGCGCAGAATTAAACAATCCTCCAGAAACAGTAGAATAACTATTAGTATATTCTGTCTTGGCTTTAACAATAAAAAGAATTCTCATATATTTAATTTAAGTTTTTACAAAGGGTTCCCGTTAACTCAGGTCAAATCGCTTGATAGATTATATCTACACGGAACAAATAGATTACTCCTGTAATACAAAGATAAACTAAATAAGTTTATAAAACAAATATTTTTTAAAAAATTTTATTTTGGATTTTTTGGTGTGTAGATGTGTATGATATAGCTCACCCATACAACGCACCGCCTTAGATATATATGGGGAAGTACCCCCGTATCAATTTCATTTTTCACCAAATCAAATACGTACTATTATGGTAACGACTGATGTTCAATTAAAAGTAAAGACCGTTACATTGACTAACGGCACCACGAGAAATAATCTCGTAGGATTTGTTCTCGGCAGAAAGGCATATGTGCCTGATTGTAATTCTGTTGCTGAATTCATTGCAGACGTGAATGCAGGTCGTCGTGATCTCACAGGCATCTCTGAAGGTAAGGAAGTGTCCAATTGGACTAATCCTAAGACTGGATTGGTTGAACCATTTGTTGGTACGTCTTCATGCGTTTGGGGCACAACAAGTCCTGTTCAGACTGCGGCACAGGCTCTGGAGTACCAAAAGAAAATGGACGCTCTATTAGCCCGTAAAGAGGGTCGTGATACATCTGCGCCTGTTGTGGATTATGTTCAGGCTGATCTGCAAGCTGTAACTGCACGTAGGGAAGCTATTCGTGCTAAATTGGCTCAAGCGGCTGAATTAGAGGCTCAAAAGCAATTAGCTGCGGCTGGTGCTAATACTGAACCTGTATTGCCTTAGTACTTAAATTACTCTCATTGACTGGACACATGATACTTGAACGTATTGTGTGTCCTTGTTAATGGGTTAAGTCTTGAGTAAGGGTGAATGCAATTTGTTGTAAGTCGTATGTAATCTAATCATTATATGTGATGGTATCGAATGCATTATCTCATCTACTCGAATGTGAACTCGTGGAAGCTCTACTCATGTTTAGGGTTCACAATTTGTCGAAGATATGAGACACAATTGTAATGGGTGGGTGGGAAATATCATACATCCTTCCAAGTTCTACCATTACGGCAATCCCAAATAGTAGAGAAATGAACACCGTATAAGGAGTTTTCTATTGTATAGCTAGTATAGATTTAATTATCTAAGCATACTATTCTATTTTAGTTAAGTGCAATTCTAATTTATTACATTGTAGTCTTAGGTATGAATTGTAAGTTGCAATTGTATTCCAATACATTAGCAATTTCTATTATAAGACCTAATTGCAATTGCATTGGATTATTCAATAATAGATTCAATTGCTTTCTACTCATCTTTAATCTCTTTGCTAATTGCACTTGAGTATATTTTTTAGACTTAATTAGTTCTTTTAAGTCAAATGTAACTTCTGTAGGGATAGAAAGTAATAACTTAGATTGCATTGTGTAACATTTTTTAGTACAATATAATATAAACAATTAGTTTTAATTAAACAAATTGGCATTTTAATTAAGGTTTTATATTAATTTATATAAGAATATGAGGGGAAATTGGGTATTAATCCTTTTATTTATGTAGTCACTTAACTACAAATCACCTATTTAAAAATAAAAAAATTCGGACGAATATGGGTAAATAATTTAATTCACGCCTAAATCTATTAAAAATGGATAGAAGATTTGATGATACAAATGAAAGATTAATTCTTAATTGTATTAAAGAGTATTATCCTTTAGAAGTATATACAGATAGTCTTATGATAAGATTTGTTTATTCTAAGGTATTTAGTAAACAGATATTATTTAATTGTTTGAATAAGCTTTTAGATAAGAATTGCATTTTGCAAAATAAAAAAGGCAAATATTTATTTCATAAAGGATTAGATAAATTTGAATTAATTAGTTCTTATTGTAATAAATGTATTTATTCTATTAGATAGATTTATTATAACAATTGCACACCAAAAAATAAAAAAATTTAAGTCTAAAAGTAATAGATAGCAGTAGGATCTAGTAATAATACATAAAAAGAGCCATGAGACGAATCCCAATAATGCCGAGGGTAGAGGCAAGTGTTATTACTATTACAATAAGATTTTCCAATAAACAACTATGTATGGGTAAGAGTTGTATCTTATTATCTATTATGAATTGCACATTTATTTTTAAAAATGCATCCTTTGGTATGAAGGCTGGTAATAATAAACAAGCATATCACCCTCACCCAAAGGATGATATGCTATTGTTCATTACCAATTATTATCCTCAGTATAAGTTAGTTTTGGCTGTTAGTGAGCAACAAGCAGTAAGACTCTGCTAACATTTAAAATGCATTTCGACTTATATGGAGTCTTTAGGGGTGATTTCTAAAGGCATACAAGTCTGATTACGTCAATCTTACAGGATTGTGGCGATATGCCTGAGTACTCAATACAAAAGGCAATTAGATGAGAGATATGGACATAAAAAAGCCCATTGATTGGATGTAGGAGCATCTTCTCAACAGGCTAGATATAAGTGTTTATGCTAATATCTCAAAAGTTATGATCAGTTGCTCCTACAACTATAATACAATATAAACAAAGTATTTGAATCTACCAAATGGTAGAAATCTAAAGCAAAGATACGTAAGTTTATTTAATTAACCAAATTTATTTTAAATAATAAAGGCTAAATATAAAAATATCGTGGATAGTATGAAACGGTATAATTAGAATAGAATAGTTGTAAAAATGCATAGCCCGGAAAAACGGTTGTTAAGGTTTGTGCTATACCTAAATCGTCTATTAATTCTAATTTGTTTAGTCTTTATTATTTATAATTAGTTGCATGCCTAAAAATATTTATATTACATTTATTCATTATATTAAAAACTCAAACAAATGAAAAGTATAATCACAATATCAAATCTGGATAAAAACCAATTTTTCTTTACAACAGATCATTGTCAGCCACATAATTTAGGCGATGCATGGGTTAGTTGTACTACGTCCAATACTACAAGAGAAATAGTAAAAAATCAGGAAGAAAATGCAATTAATGAATGGACTAGATGTATTGAAATACCTAATCCACAACCAGAATATCAGGCTTAATAATTAATTGTGTCTTAAAAATTGAAAATTATTATTTAATCCTATTATAAAAATTCAAACAAATGCAAACAAAAGAAATAATAATAAATAAAGAATTAGCTTTAAAAGTCAAAGAAACAGTTTCTCATGGCTTATGTAAGGGAAAATTTTCAATTCATAAATCATAAATTAACTAATATGAAAAACAAACTATTATTCTGGATCTATATAACAGCTATTTTATGTTTAGCTGGTTGTATACAAAATTATTAAATATACTAGGATCGTTAGTTAACATTACATCGAAATGAATTAGATATGTAGCAACCTCTCAAAGAAGTTCATGGACTATATATTATTTATAATATTATTAACTATTAAAACTTATTAACATGTTTTTTAACTTATTTGAAATAAAGATAATAAAGAAAGTCAAAAGAAAAAAGATTAGTAATGCAAAAGTAAAAAATAATACGTGCCCAAATTGTGGTAATAGGTTAATAAGAAGTAACACAGATGATTTTAGTGATCCTTGTGATGATTTAGATTGTGATAACTGTGGATTTCATACTGTTGAATTTGTTGCTTAATTGCACATCAATTTTATAATTTTTATCCGAAATGGTCGTTATGAAACGCAAGTTTCTTATACTGTTTCTGAGAGAATTTCGTTTGTTTAATTGCCTAGTTATTAAAATTTATTAATATAAATAATGTCTTAGGTAAAGGTGATGTGTAATATTATTATATTCTTTTGCACTGTAAACGCAAAAATTGTAGAAATACATATATAATATATTGCAATTTTGGGGCCGCAATCCGCAAGTTTACTTTTATCTAAGATCTTATTTATATATTATTGCGTTTTTAAGAAAATTTTTTAATCTATTATTAAATATTATTATATGTATATTCACAATGCAGGAAAATTTCGGTTAAAAGGTAATAATATATATTTTATGCTATTTGGATTAATACCTGTTTATTTAGGTTATATATCTGGAGCAAAATATAGTGATAGAGAATTAATAAATGGCGCAATATCTAAAGAATTTTATGATATTGTAAGTAAATTTAAATAATTGCCTTATTTAGGCTTTAACTAATAAAAATTAATAATATGGAAAGATATAGATTTATTGGTACAGTATCATATGATAATACATATATTTGTGATATTTATTGGGATAGATTTGATTTATGTAAAGTTTATAGTATCGGTTATCTGTAATTAATTGCATTTATAAAAATATTTTTAACTCAAAAACTTAAAAACATGCGTACGAAAGTAGAAGTAATCGAAGTAGATGGAGAAGGATTAGAATCACTTCTCAACAAAAATGTAATGATAATGTGTTTTAATTATTTCTATACAGGTAAACTTGTAGGAGTAAATGATACATTTATTAAATTAGAAAATCCCCATATTGTCTATGAAACAGGTGCATTTTCTGATAAAAAATTCAAGGACGCACAAAAAATATCTGATAATCCACACTACATTCAGATATCAGCAATAGAATCATATTGTGAATCAACAAAAACTTTGATATGAGCCTAAGACCACAATCTCGATTAAATAAAGTTTATAGGTCAGGGTCAGGGTCAGGGTCATGGTCAAGGTCATGGTCAGGGTCAAGGTCATGGTCAAGGTCAGGGTCAGGGTCATGGTCAAGGTCAAGGTCAAGGTCAGGGTCAGGGTCATGGTCAGGGTCAGTGTAATATACTAAACTAATTCAAATAGGATAGACTGCAGCGAAGAGTTTTAACCTCATTTATGATATCCGTAGAAAGATTAGAAGGTAAGTCAATGTTTATGTATAAAGATAGATATACTATTACAACTCTTTCAATTAGTTTAAATTGCATGACTCAAAAAAATTATTATTGTTTAAGATCTTTAGTAGGTAGACAGGTAAATTGTAAGACTTGGAAATAAACTATATCTACAACAAGAAATTTATTTCTTTATCTATCTACTAAAGATCTTTTACTAAAACAACAAAATTATGAAAACAAAAACTAAACAAATAAGATTTCTATCTATATTAACTATAGGTAGATTTGAAGACGGTGATATTCTTTTAAATAAATCTAGAACTAATTGTGTTATGTTTACTCTTTTTGGTTTAGATGTTTATTTGAATTAAAATGCACGACAATTTTGCAAAAATATTAAATAAAAATTCAATATGAATCAACAGGAAAAGCAAAAAACATTACAAAAACTCTACGATATGACTTTTGTACCAAAAGAATGGGTAGAATTTAATGGAGATTATAAAAAATGCATGCAAGATATTAGACTCAAAGATGGTACAGAAATAGAAGAATGTTGGCCTAATGCTGGAAAATTTAATGTTTTTTCTATTAAACATAAACCAATACCTATTTCTGAAGTTACCCATGTAAAAGCACATAAAGGATGGTAAACAAATTAAAAACTAAATAGGCAGAGAGAAAGATAATAGTAATCTATATACAGGCAGGACTTAAGTTGTTTGTATTATCTCTGTCTATTTGATTAAATTGTAAAAAATATTTTTTAATCAATTAAAAACTCAAATTTATGGTAACAACAATTGTATTTGGTATTGCATTAATATATTCTATAATGTATATACAGCTATTTGTAATGACAATATATGCAAAAAGCAAATTAGAAAATATAGACCTCGCAATATGTCTTTTAAGTTGTATTTTATGGTCTTGGTTATGGTATTTATGTCATTAAAACTCAAAACTTATGAAAAATAGAATAGCAAATAATTTTGAAAATAGTCAAAATACATATGGTAATGGTAATGGTTATTCACTATTAATTAGAATCCGACTATTTCCATAGTTGGATTATTTTTAAAATAAATGCAAAATTATGCATAAAATATTAAAAAAATTTGCTATATGGCCCACGCAAGTTACAATAAGTTGGGATAAATATAAATTCACTTGGATATTTCTTAAAACATATTATGTAATAGATAATGTAAGATTTAGATGGCGCAAAGATGCATTAGAATTTTCTACAAGATTTTTAAAAGATGAATTGCAAAAAGAAATAAAAGAATTAAAAGAAAAAATATGAAAAAAGAACATTTTACACCGTTATTCACGGCTATAATATTATACTTAGTTTGGTTTGCATTTTTTGGATTATGTGTGCATTTACCAATTAGTATAGTATTAGTACCTTGGATAATAGGATTAGTAAGTTATATTATATTGAAAAGATTAAAATTTTTTATTTAACAATTAACAACAAACAAAACACAAACAAAATGAAAAAGTACCTATTAATTGCAATTAGTTTATTATCTCTTACAAGTTGTGAGTATGATAATCATCCGAGAAATACATCTGCAATAGATGAACAAGCACACACGGAATTAAATCAACGCGATTTAAACCAAAAACAACCTGCACCTACAATTACATGGAGCCTTGAAAGAGATAATCTCATTAAAAGGTTTAAACTGCAAAATGATCGTGCAGTAATGTTTTATATGTATATATTCATAGAAGGACAAGGGCAACCAATTGGTTATTATCAGATAAATAAAGTATCTTCTGTAAATAGCCAACTTACAAATACACAACAAGTTGTACCTTTTCACATGTATGGTGGTGGGTATACTTATGATATTCTACCAAGTCCCGCAGAAGATGGTTCTTATGGTACAAATGGTGATGGTATGTTTGGATTTACACCTGATGACATCTATATAGAAACAGATATGCATTATATTACAAGCACAATCCCACTTACATTTGAGAAACCTGTTAATTGTATAGCAATAATTACAACAGAACAAGCACGAAAAGCATTAGAAATTTCTAAAAAAGCAATGCAATAATTATGAAAACATTTGGAATAATAGTATTATGCTTATTAGGTGTAGTTGCCTTAAGTATTTTTGGGTTTATGGGTACAACCTGTAATAATGCACAAAATCAAGTGCAAGACCATGTAGTAAATAATTCATTTAACAGTTATGAAGAGTTTCAAGAGATATATAACACTTGTCAACAAGTTAATGATGATCTTGGAACTATAAAAGATGCGAATGAAAATGACAAAATGTTTGCTCAATTTTCAAAAACTTCTCAGCAAACCGCATTAAAAAAGAAAATGAATCGTTGGATAGAAGAATATAATGCAAAATCTAAAATGTGGAATAGAAGCATGTGGAAATCAAATACATTACCATATCAACTATCTGCAAAAGATTTTAGTAATTACTAATTAAAAATTGTGCATAATAATAAAATAGCAGAGAATGTGTATAAAACAAGAAACTTGCTCAGTCTAAGGATTAGAAATCTAAGAACGCAGTCGTATTAAGCACTTCTCTACTATTTTATCTATTAGCTCTGTAAAAAGGGTTAGGCTGTTATAATCTGCATAAACATTGTTCACCAATTTTGGGTATAATACAATGTGAGAAGATGTGATTTCTATAGGGTAAATGCAGACTAATATAGAAATTGTTCATATTATAGCAGTGCTTAAACAATTTAAAACTCAAAAAAATGCAAACGCAACCAAAAATTTACATCATCGGAGGGCAAATAACAGAAATACCTCAAATTGCAGAAGCTACACAGTATCCTCAGATACAAAAACAGTTTCATCCACGCACACACCCAAATATAAAATTGCAGCAAAAAATTCAAAAGAAACTGCATAAACAGTCAAAGTTTACCAAAAAAATACACAGTTTAACAGAATTAGAAGTAAGACATTAGGATTTTTGAGTTCTCAGATAATAGGTGCGGTGTGTATAAGCCGTTAAATAGTATCATATATACAGCCTGTTATCTGAGTTTTTAAAACGCAAATCTATTAAAATTTTTTAAAATTCAATCTAAATAAAATGACAACACTAACAAAATTTTCAAAAAAACGCAGTGCAATTAATAGAAGATCTATAGTTAAAACACGACTAGAAGAACAATTACTTGCAGGAACTAAACAAAAAAAGTTTTTTGTAGACGCAGAAGGTAACTTTACCCCCGCAATAGAAATGATTCCCTTAGAAGAATTAGATAAAGTACGCATTACTAAAGAAATAGCAACCTTACAAACAAGAATGTAAAATGGAAACACTTATAATAGTAATTGGTGTAATAGCAGGCTTAGGTCTGCTAATGTGGTATTCTGCAGCAATGGGAGGTTTTGTGGTATATAAATTTTGGTATTGGTTTTTGTTACCAATTTTTCCAAATTTACCACATATAAACTATTGGGAAGCAGTTTCTTTAATGATGTTTATTAATTTATGTAAAAGTTCATACACAGATAATATAAAAAAAGAATATAAAGATTCACAAAATTTTTACATAATAAAGGCAATACTTAATCCAATTTTACAATTATTAATTGGATATATTGTCTACAAATGTATTTATTAAAATACTATAGGTTTTATCAGTTTAGATTCTTGTAAGAAAACTGATTTTTAAATTATTGAAAAACTCTAAAAAATTTATTTATGAAATTATTATCAATAGCTTTAATTCTAAGTATAGGATTAAATGCATCTGCTCAATCTGATTTATATACTCAATCTTTTAAAGGAGATTCTATTAGAATTGAAAAGCAAAAATATTGGTGTTATGCGTCTGTAGAAAATATTTTTGAAAATGCAACACCCTTTATAACAACAGATAACCTATATTTTACAGTATCTTATAGTAAGTACATGCTCTATGATAATCTAACGCAAACAAGGTATATCTGTACATCACTTAGAGATTCTAATATTACACCCCACTTAGTATATCTAATAAATCTAATCAGAGAAAATCGTGTATATAACAAATCTTATTAGTATGGGAAACTTTCAAGCAATTTGCCACTATCTTACAATAATAATAGTGGTACAGATTATTTCAAAAACAATTTTAAGGTGGCAAGAAAATAAATATGAAGATGAATGAAAAGGAATTTCAAGAAGATTTATATAGAAATTATTTAAGTAGATTTATTGGATATGTATTAAAACGTCGTTGTAGTTTACAATATTGTGATGCACAAGAAATTGCACATAATGCATTTTTAAATATATTTAAATATAGAAACAATATTAAAAATGATGCGGCGTTTGATTCGTGGATGTTTAAAGTGTTACATAACGCCATGAACCAATATGTCCAAAGAAATTATGAAAAAATTTCTGCAATAAAGATTACGCTATTTGAGAATCTCCATGATAATGTATTACAAGATATACCAAATTATCAAGAGATTGAAGAAGAACTTATTAAAAAAAAATTAGAAAATGCAATAGGTCGGGAATCTGCATATAAAAAACATGCTTATACAATAGTAAAAATGTATAATCAAGGATATAATTGCCGAGATATTTCAGAAAAAATAGGATTAGCTTATAGGCATACTAAAAGTATTAAACAACACGCATATAAACAACTAAAAAACTTATTAAAATGAGTAAGAATAGCCGTAGAAACCAACGCAAATTATTTAAAGAAATTTGTGATAACGTATTAGGGTTAGATATAATACCTAATAGAAAACGCAATATACATAATATAAAAAGCCACAAAAATAAGGCAACGCATTCATTGCACAAAGATTCAAAAGAGACAAAAATAAAACGTGCCACAGGATTTAGACCTTTTGCACACAGTAATCACGGAGCAGAATAAATAAAAACTAATGGAAAAGGAAGATAATATAACAGAACAAGAATACTTAGGATTATTAAATAGCTTGGATTGGTATTATAATTTTTCTGATTCAAATGCCGTGCAGGAAGAAAATTTTTTAAAAGACGCAAGATTAAAAAGACTTGCAATAAATAATTCAAGATTCAAAGAATTATATCATAACGAACAACAAAAACGATTTAAAAGAAATTAAAATGAAAAAAAGCAACGGATTCGGTATCAGCTATATATCCTTAATATACATTAAATAATGCAATTAATAAAAAATTTAGAAGATTTGCAATTTGTTTTGAATTCCAAAGAAGAATATAGCTTATATACAGATCATTGTGGAAAAAAGATATTAATTTCACATGAAATGGTTTTAAGAACGCAACTTTGTCAAATAATTGCAAATATAAAAATAAAAAAATATTGGTTTGAACTCAAAAAATCTTAAATATGTCTAAAAAGTATTGCAAAAATTGCCACGCTATTACAAACCATACACGAGATTTAGATTGTTCTAAATGTGGTAGTACACACGAGGACACAATTGAAGAAGAAAAAGACACTGAATTAGACCTTGCCTGGAAAGATTCAGATTTTGAAGAAAGATATAGTAAAAGAGAACATAAAACTCATAGTTTAAGGGGTTGGTAAGTAATTAGAATAGTAGGTGTTGTAAGCAAAAGCAAATCAGAGATGATAACACACTGTCCAAATATTTTATTTGAGTTTTTTATTTGGAAGGAATTTTGGTATTAAATAGAGTCCAAACCTATTATTTTTTAAAATTGTCGTGCAGAATGGTACAAAAAGTAAAAAAATTAGTCACAGTGCGCAATCAAGCATGTGACAGAATTGAAGAATTTATATATTACTTAAGTGATTACGAAGAAAAAGAAGAAGAATTAAAAAAGTGTATACAAGAAATAATTATAGAGTTAAACCAAATTAAAGGAATGCATTCTATAATAACGTACCAAGATAAACAATTGCAAAAAGTCAAAAAAATTTTAAAGGCAAGCAAATACCCAGATGATTTATTTAAAAATCTTAAAGATCTGTGTAAATGTTTTGGAATAAATTAATTTTATGAAAAAAATAACAAATAAATTTAATATAAACGACACTTGTTGGGTTATGTATCGTAACAAACCCTTACAAGTACTTGTTACAAAAATTAATCTATCAGAAGATGAAAAAAACATCTATTATAGCGTTAGAGCAACAAATAAAGAATTTCCAAATAGTTCATATGTAGATGCTGTAAATATATATAGCACTAAAGATGATTTAATAAGTTCATTATGACTACAAAAAATGAAATACCAATAAAACCATATAATAACACAGAAATTTTAAAAAAGGCAATGCAACCCACATATACTTTAGAAGATATGGAAAATCTTTGGAAATTCAAATCAAAAGTAAAATCAATGGATTGCACATTTAAGGAATATATGGAATCATTAAATGAACATAAAAATAAAAAATAATTACCGATTTATCAAAATTTTTTCGTAAATTTGTAATAAATAACTAAATTATGTCAGTAGAAAGAAAAAGTGTAGAAAAATCAGAATATCAACATTGGTCAAAGCATCCTAGTTATCTTGGATTTGTAGCAATTCCTTCAGAATATCCTTCAGCTAAAATAAGTGGAATACAAGAAAATTCTAAAAATGAAAATGCACACCCTAGTATTAAAGAAAAACTAGAAAATGCTCTAAAGAAAAAATAATTATTAATAAAATCTAAATTAAAAACTCAAAAAATGAAAAAGCAAATCACAAAACCAGTATTAGAAGTAAAATCTATTTTTAAGGGTGGGCAAGTACTACCAGAAACAGATTTAACTAAGAAGCATTCAATTTTAGAATTAGGGGTGCAAAAGAAGTATGAAAATGAAAAAGGTAATATATCTATTCATAAATCAGAGAAATTGCGCGAAAAAAATTTAAAAAAAATGCAATTTAAACAAAAAAAGTCATTAAACCATCTATACAACTTCTTAGAAAAGAAATTAGAAGGAATGTTAATGGTACAAGGTAATAATTAAATAAAACTCGGGGGTAAAAGGTTTTGATTTAATAAATGCAGGAAAGTGAGTGTCTAGGCAGGTGTATGTATTGCCTTAAATAATTCATATAATAATAAACGTAGAAGTTTCTAACGTACAGGTAGGTAACGATATAGACGAAATGCTTATGTCTATGGGCTTGATGAGTGAATTAGAAGTAGCTTAGTCAAAATTACAATTGAGTTGCAACGCATTTGACAACTTTAAAAACATAGATGCGTCAAAATTCCAGAGATGTATAGGACAATAAAATAAGAAATCTCCTAGTTTTTGTTATTTTTTAATAGTATTTTGAATACCTGCAGATCGCCTTTGCTTGCTTGCAAGATTAGCCTAATGAGGTCAAAAGAGAAATAGAAAAGAATAACTAGCCAAGTCAAGGCAATAAAACAGACTATAGACATAAGATAATCATAATTTGGCTTTGTTAAAGACGAGGCTCTCGGATGCCTCTACCTCCAGATTTACAAAGAACAACTACTTCCACGTAGTGTAAATTGGGATAAATGCAAAATGTTGTTCACAAAGTTTGGTAGTATAGTGTATTGCATCGCACGAATTTCTTCTAAAAATTAAGGCTTGGTTGAATTCCAAGTATTACCACAATTTAAACTAATTTCAGTCATGGCGACTGAGATATCGCAAAGTCTTTATATAGTAAGAAGTATAAAGCACTACTTATAGAGAAAGAGATTATCTATTAATTTAGGTAATCTCTTTTTTTGTTAAGATTTTGAGTAAAAATAAATGCACAACAAAATTTTAAAAAATGCAAGATAAAATACCACATAAATTAAAATTTGCCTCAATTAGATTTGAAAATAATTAGAAAAATGATAAAATATATAAATTAATAGAGTGTTACTTTATATTTATTACAACAAAATTGGATTTTAGAGATTCACAAACAATTAAATGCCGACCAATTTTTGGATTTGCATTATTAAATTTTGGATTTGTAATACTCTTTGAACCTTATATAATAAAAAAATAATTTTTATAAAAACGCAATAAATTAAATTAATAATATATGCAAGTAGGAGATTACGCAATATTAAATAATAATGTACCATCATATCAACGTGTAGGATTAGATTATAGTAATGTTTTTAATCAATACAATTCTTATTTTACATTTCCGCATCAAATAACTACTGTTACTGCGAGAGATGGTACTAAAGTAAGATTAGATGGATTAGTTAATCACTATTTTGATAGGGCATCCGTTATTTTAACAGATGCCAGTGGAGTACCACTTACAGAAGAAAGAGAAGAAGAAACAATAGAAGTAGGTGATACAATTAGATTTACTTCTAATATATTCTTAGATGAAAATAGATTAAGCTTAACAACTTCTTATTTAAGAGTTCTTGCAGGAAGTAATTATGAACGCGAATATCTAGTGCAGGCTATTAACGTATCAGGTAATGTAATATTAGAAGGTATTTCTATGTATACTTTTTGTAGCAGAGGAGTGCAAATTGTACGAAAAAAACTTGCAGACCCCGTATTCAGAGTAGGATCAAAAGTAAGAATAGTAAATAACCCAATAAGATTACAAGAAGATTCTATTTTTGAGGGTGTTTATACTGAATTACTAAGAGATATAAGTAATGATTTCAATCATATCTGGACTATTACAGAAAATAGAGGCGTTACCAACGCCGTATACGGAGATTGGTTTAAATTAGATACTCCTGGTAGACTTATTTTTAGAAAAGGCAATTTAGAATTGGTTTCTAATAATTTACAAGTAGGAGATATAGTTAAAATAAATAGAGATGTTTTATCTGAAGGTGTAAGAATATCTGTAGAGTCTAATTTTGGTTTAAAGGCGTTTATTAGAAATTTTACAGTAACGGAAATACAGCATTCAGCAGAAAAATGGATTTCTTTAGCTAATAATACAAGAATGCTATTCTTAGAAACAGAATTAATTTTACAACCATCAACTGCACAAAATTTGAAAAAAATTCCTACATTAAAGCCTATAAAAGAAAAGAAACTAGAGACCCTGCCAACACTTGAAGAAATAGTTGCAATGAGTGCTAATGATGTTTACGACAAATATTATGCAAACTTTAAAAAAATTATTGAAACTAAACTTTATAGTGCTGCAAAATATACTATAGGACAAGGTAAAGACAAAAAAGAATTTAAAAATAAATTAGAAGAATATTTTTTCGGTACATCAAGCTGCAATATAGAATCTGAAGAAGATGCAAAAAAGATTGTAGTAAATTGGCTTACTTTAGGCGCAGACCTACAAAAAGAATTAGCAGATTTGCAAAAAGTTGAACAATTAAGATGTGACTTTTTTGCAGTTTTAAGAGATTCTTACATAGAAGAAACTAAACAAAGAGCTACAATTATTCTAAATAGGGGTAAAACACAATTATTTGATCAACCTTCTGAAGAAAATTGCAAAAACTTTTTTGAAAAAACGCAGGAATATATAAATAATTTAGCAGAATTAAAACAATTATTTAAAACAGCCAAAGAAAATATTCAAAAAATAGAAGAAATAGCAAAAATAATTTTATTAAATCAAAAAGAATTAGGAGGTTTAAAAGCAAGATTAGATATATCTTATAAGAATGACACAAAAAAATTAGGTCTCGCGCAATATCGAGTAACCCTAAGAAAAATCCTAACAGAAATACCAATAAAAGACTCAAATATAAAAGAAAAGAATAATAGAGTAGAATTATTGGAAAATCTGAGTATAAATTGGGATAAGGGCAATGTACTAAGTATATATAAAACTTGCAAGGAGTTTATTTTAAGAAATAAAGAAAAAATATAATATATGAAACACACATATCATGTGGTTTGGTTTGAAAGAGAAGAGGATCATATGAGCACTGGTAGAAATTTTGAGGCAAAAACACCACAAGAAGCACTAAATCAATGGGAATCTGAATATCCAGGAACATTTTTTTTCGCAATTTATATAAAACAATAATTTTATGGGTTATTCAGATAGATGTGATATAACTGTACTTATAGGAAAAATTTTAGAAAGTGCAGTTAGAAATAATGACAACAATGAAATAGTATTTAAAACCTCTACAGGGGAAGAATAGCGGTTGGTTTATATAAAATTATTATATGAAAATAAAAACATACGAGAATAGCATAAATAAAAGGTTAGTCCAATATTTATGCTATTCTCAAATTTTTGGTATCGAATCAGATTTATTATGTTTAGCAGGACCAAATGCAAAAGAATTTATAGAATTTGCACAAAGTCAAAATAAAAAAAAGATAATTAGTTATGAAAAAGAAATGTCTATATATTTAGAACAATTAAATCTTTTATATAGTACGAAAAAATTAAAAAATAAAGTGCAATTTAAATCGGGGGATATAATAAATGCACAACCACAACAAGTAATAGATTTAGATTTAATGTGTACCTTTAAATCCGCACAAAATACAATTTCAAAATTATTATATAGACAATACACTATGAATTCTAATATAAAATGCTTTATGTTTTCAGTTTCTTATATGCGAGAAAGTTCTTCAATAGAGCCAATTCTTAAATTTATAAATAAACTATTAGGTGTAGAATGTTTTTTAGTAAATTCATTAAAAATGCAATATGGCGTTCAGCACTTTATTAATTGTAGAAAAAATGTAATAGTAAGGGCATACTCATATTGTGACACTTCACCAATGCACACAATTCAAATTATTTATTAACAACTCAAACTAAAAATTCAAAAAAATGCAAAAACAACAACAAACTTGGAAATGGTTAAAATTAGACGGACGCAAAGTATGGTCACTTTTAACAGGTATAAATCGAGAAGTACTACCAAAACAAATATTAAAACTTGCAACATCTATAGATAGGAAATGCATTACTAGGCCAGTTATAGTGTGTACTATATCTTTTATTACAGGAAAATCAACAACATATATAATAGACGGGCAACATTTATATCACGCTTGCTTGCAGTTAAGATTAGATATTCCTTATATTGAAATAGAAATTAAAGATATGCGGGACTTAGTTGAAACCATTGCTTTTTTTAATAGTTCTTCAAAATCTTGGACAAGTAATGATTATATTTTAAGTTGGTCTGCTGTACACGAGGACTACAAAAAATTAATGCATTACTTAAATACTTATCAGTTAGAGTCTAGAATAATAACAGGAGTTTTATCAGGATCTGGTATAAATAATCACACAAATTTAGTAAGACGTGGGGATTTTAGAATAAAAAATGAAAAGTATGCTGCAAACTATTTAAGTTTATTTTCAGATATAGTTAGAGTTTTAACCCCAAAAGACAAATACGGTCTTAGAAACTTTGCAAAAGAATTTTATATTTATTATAGTAAGATAAATACATCTTATAATCATAATAAATTTATGCAATTTTGTAAAGAAAATAAAGCACAATTAAATAGAGCAATGATGTTTTCGGATGATTTAAAAAAAATTTTTTATAGTTTTCAAAGAATATAATAAAAATAAATTAGTCAAAATATAAAATATTTTGTATTTTTGCTAATGAATAAAAAATTAAAACAATGTACTGAATGCAAGAAAGATGTAATTTATTATAAAAATAAGTTATGTCTTTCTTGCTTTAAAAAATTAAATCCAGAAAAATTTTTGATTAAAAAAAGTGTTTTAAAACACAAAAGCCCCCCTAAAACAACTATCAAGAAAACACCTTTAAAAAAATCTCAAAAGGCAATATCAAAATTTAGTCAAAAACAAATAGGTAGACAAAAACAATATCAAAAACTAAGATTGGAGCTATTAGAAAAATTTCCTATATGTACTATATGTAATAAAAATCCAGCAACAGAAATTCACCATGCTCGCGGCAGAGGTCTTTTTTTGCTAGAGCATCTGATTCCTACTTGTCGCCCATGCCATTTATGGTGTCACCAAAATGTTGAAGAAGCAACAAAATTAGGTTATATAATTTCTAGAATTAAGAACTAGATTTGTATGAAGGAATGAATCTAAATAAATTTAAAGATTGGCATCCGAACAGAGAAATGTTTTTAGTATCTAAAATAACTAAACCAAATGAATAAAGCACTAAAAGAAAAATTAATTATAGATATTAATTATGATAGATTTGGATGTTTTGGAGGTAGTTTACAAATGAATTTAATCCATTTAATTAATCACATAGATCAACAAGATCAAAAAATAGAAAAAATGCAAAAACAAATTCAACAATTAGAATTAAATAAAAGATATGACACCGGAAGATAAAATAGGGTTAACAGAAGAATTATCTATGGTAAATATATCTAAAGATGCCTGTGAATGTATTATAAATTATATAGAATCTTTAGAAAATAGAATAGAGAAATTAGAAGATGCACCAGAATTGCAAAGTTTTGAAAATAATAATGATGATGCATTTAGAAGACACCCAGAAAGAGCTTAATTATGAAAACAATAATAATTTTAGTAATAGTACTGCTGATTTATTGCCTTGCGATTTTTAAATTTTGGACTTTACCGATGTCAGATATTAGATCTTGGCTTGCACTATTAGTTCCAGAATTACTTACAGGATTTATTATACATGAATATAATATAAAAAATAAATAAATGTTAGAATTAAAATGTTTTGGAGTAGTTCTTGTATTTACTCTTTTATGTAGAATTGTATTTGGTAATCCTTTTGATAAATCTCAAAGACATGAATCTGAAAATACAAGTAAAGAATAATAAAATTTTAACAGAAGTGCCACTTGAAGATGATACGTATCAAATAAAAATATATCCTAATAGAAATAAAACTCTTAGAGATTACCAAGAAGAATTATTTGTATGTATTGACGAGTATTGTGTCCATTCTGGAAATTCTAGATATGATATTTGGGGTGCATTTAAAAAAGAAAATGAAATAACATCTTCTAGAAATATTCCTTTAGAAGAATTTCCAATGATAATAGAAAAATTAAAATTTTATTTAATTAGTATATCTTAAAAAATTTAAAAAATGAAAGCTGGAAATTATAAAGTACGTTGGTATTATGATTCGTGTGAAAAAGAATTACACAATCAAACTACAACACAAAATTGCACAAGTTGTATAATAGATGAGTTTACAGGAAATACTGAAGAACCATTTAGGGAAATAGTAAAAGTAACTATTAAGAAATATCATAAAGATATTTTTAATAAGTCGGTGGCAAGAAAAACAAGTTTTAAATTAGCAATTGCAGGATTTCCAAAAAATGTTCGTGCAATGTTTTGGGATGAATTTAAGAAAACAGTAAAAATACATTAATAAACTAAAACAACCCTAGATATATAAATTCAGGGTTGTTTTTTAAAATTAATAGATGAATATAAAAAATATAAAATTTCAATTAAATTCTGACGAAGAAAATAAGTTGCATTTTCTAGAAATTTTTGATGCAAATCGAAGAGAATCAATCGTTAAAGGAGAACTAATATCTATAGAACAATCTGCAGAAGTAACTTGGGAAAATCTTTTATTTAGAGTTTATTCTGGACAAGTATGGATCTCTTTTGATACATTAAACGCATTTATTCAAGGCCCTAAGATAGTTGAAGAAATAATTGAACAACAAAATTTACCACAATGAGTATTTGGGAAGAAATAAATAAAATTTTAGAAAATAAACGCGCATTAATTACTATAGAAAAAAATCGAGTTATAGTACACTATGAAATGGAAAAACCATTAGTAGAACAACGAGATGGAGAAGAATCTATAGAAGTAACAATGCGCAGATCATTAATAAATTTAAAATAAAAGCATGAGAGAAGGAAATAGTAATGTGAAGGAATTTGATATAGAGGTGTTTCCTAATTATTTTGAAGTAGGAATAAAGGATTTTAGAACTAAAGAAGTCATAAATTTAGAAATATCAGAAGAGTTTGATGATAGACAAAAGATTTATGATTTCTTTAGTAAATATAAAGGATTTTTAATATCTTTTAATGGAATACATTATGATGAAGTAATTATTAAGTATTTTTTAAAAGATTGGCAAAAACTTAAAAATCTTAAAAAAGAAGATTTATTACAAAGAATAAAAATTTGTTCTGATAAAGTAATAAATACAGATTTAAATAGAGATTTTTTAAAATCTTATATATACTTTAAAACTAATTGGATTTCTATAGATTTGTATTTATTTTGGGCAAAAATGTTGCGTATTTCTAAAAAAATTAGTTTAAAATCATTAGGAATACAAATGAATTATCCTGTAGTAATGGAACTTCCATATAATCCAGAAACTATTTTAAATTTAGAACAAATAAGACAAGTTAGAGAATATAATAATATTCATGATTTAGGAATTTTAGATTTATTAGCTGAAAAACAAAAAGGAGAAATTACTTTACGAAAAAATATTTGGAAAGATACAGGTATTCAATGTATGTCTTATGATGCAATAAAAATTGCTTCTGAATCTCTTTTAGAAGATTATTGTAAAGAAAAATGGAATAATGGAGAAGTTTCTAATATGTCCGAAGGATATGAAACATTTGTAAAAAATACAAGATATTTGCGATTTGATAAACCTACGATATATATTAAAGAAATTTTACATGATTTTAATCCTAATTTTAAATTACCTGTTTTTCAAAAATTATATGAACGTATTTTAAATTCAGTAAATGAATTTTCAGAAGAAGTTCCTATAATAGAGAAAAACACAACAATTAGATTGTCTTATGGTATAGGAGGATTACATAGTGTAAATGAAAATGAATTGTATGATACTACTTCTACTCATAAAATAATGACTTCTGATGTTGCTTCACTATATCCAAATTTAATTATAAATTATAGATGTATTAGATTTCCTGAAGTTTTACGCAGATATACTTCTATTAAAGACGAGAGAATTATTGCCAAGAAAGCTCGGCAAAAAGCCAAAGATATCTTTTTTAAATTAATTTTAAATGGGGTAAGTGGTTTATTAGATCAACAACATTCATGGCTTTATTTTCCAGAAGGCGCATTAAGATTAAGACTAATTGGACAATTAATTCTTACAAAAGCAGTTGAATTATGTATTTTAAATAATTGGCAGGTAATATCGGTAAATACAGATGGTATTGAAGCTATTGTACCTGTGAATGAACAAAAAAAATACAAAGAGGTTTTTAAAGAGATTGAAGAACAATTTAATCTTAATTTTGAACATGAAGAATATAAGTTTATTTATTATAAGAATGTAAATAACTATATTGCTTTAACTGAAAAAAATAAGGCAAAACGAAAAGGATTATTTAAACTTTTAAAAGATGAAGAAGGAAAAGATGAAATACCTTTAGGAGATTCAACTAATGAAACAGTTATTGCAGAAGCGTTGAATAATTTTTTTGTAAAAGGCATTCCAATAGAAGAAACTATAACAAATCCTAACAAATTTAATTTTAATATATTTCATTATACTTGTGCTAAGAAAATTAGTAAAGATTATGGTGTTTATTATGAAAATGAACAAATTCAGAATTTAAATAGATATTATTTTTCTAGACCCGCAGCGTATCTTTTAAAAAAGAAAAAAAGTAGTGCAAAAAAATATAAAGCTACTGCAACTTTTGAACATGTAAATGCAAGTAATCCTGTATTATTATATAATAATCATAAAGAAAAATGTTGGGAAGAATATAAAATTGATTATTCACATTATATTGCAGATACACGAAAAATTATACAGGAGATGCAAGCACCTAAAATGCAATTAAGTTTATTTTAATATGAATACAATTACAAAAGAAGAAATGGATGAATTTCTAGTATCTATAGGAGGTCTAGAAAGTGGAATAAGAACAGATATAGGACCATTAACTGATGCTTATATATTTTCTGTAGGACCTGGTTGGTATGGATTAATTAAGTCTTTAATAGAAGAATTAATAAATGCCGGTTGGGATAAACAAGTTTGTCAGATTAAGGAAAAATTTGGTGGATTGCGTTTTTATGTAAATTCTGCGCCAAAAGAAGTACATGACATAATATATAAATACGAAAGCATTTCTATGAAAACTTGTGAAGTTTGTGGTAATCCTGGAACTATTCAAGGTAATCCAAGATGGCTTACTTGCTTATGTGAAGAACATAAATATAAACCAAAAGAAGTTTCTGATTCAAAATCATTGTAAATTTGCAACATGGCAGAAAAATTTAAAACAGTAGGTGCATTTTGGAATGGTTATTCAATAATGACTAAAGAAGAAGTACATAAAGCAATGATTGAGTATTGTAAATATCAAATAGACCAGATATTAGATAATTCAAGTATGATTTATATACGGAAAGATAAAGGCAATTCAATATTTGGCCTCGATACAGCTGTATATGATTATGATGCGTTTGAAAAATTTAAAAATAATTTAAAATAAAATAGAATGGATAATACGATAGAAACGATTAATGAATATATTGACATATTCTATAATAATGAAGAAGAAGATGCAGAAAATTTTGAGTTTACTTTGGGAGATGTTCGTTATTGCATGAAAATGTTTGCTTCAAAGGCAATAATGGAGTTCAGAAAAGAAGTAGGTAGCAACGATAAAGTTATAGAAGTGAGTGATTATCTATTAAAATCTTTGAAATAATTATGATTAATATTCAATTTAATAAGAATGTGATAGCAGAATTAAAAAAACATGACATACCTGCAGATTTATCAGGTACAGTTATGTTTGTTTTACTCTGTATGGATGAGAGAAAGGAGTATTTATTAGATTTAATAGATGATAGTTCTCGGCAAAAAAGAATGTTAATTTTATATAGGTTTATGTTTCGCAGAGATTTTTTAGTAGAGTCTTCTGAAAAAAATGCACAATATTTATATAAAATTTCTAAAAAAGGATTAGAGTTAGTAAAAATCCTTAGAAATGCATTTTCTGATGAAGTATCTGCTGAAGATCTTTTAGAGCCTAGAATCGAAGACAAAGTGGCAATACAGGCAAAAGAAATGACTTTGAGTGAATTTTGTGAAAGATATGCGCAATTATTTCCAAGGACTCACACAGTAAATCCAAAAATAGCAGAAATAAGATTTGCAAGATTCCTTAAAGAGTTCCCCGAATATAATTTTAATTTAATATTAAACGCAGTTGCAGAATATATTAAAGAATTTAGTAATTCAGAAACAGGTACTAAATATATGAAAACAGCTAAATATCTTATTTGGAAACTTGAAAATAAAGAAGTAACTTTTGATTTAGCTACTGTTTGCCATCAATATATAGAAAGAAATAATAATAAGATAATGGAGTTTAATATGGATTTCCTGAATACTGCGTGAGTAATTTGTTAGAATGAAAAATTTTCCGTATATTTTATTTGTAATAGTCTTTATCCAAGAGAATTAACCTTAAAATATTAGTTCTCATCTCAGATGTCTTCCCTTGGTTGACTATTACACTCTGATTTGGGAACTTTTTTATTTTTATGGAAAATGAAGAAATTTTACAAAAATGTAGTATTTGTTACAAAGAAAAGCCATTAGAGTGTTTTCACAAATCTAAAGTATTTAAAACGGGTCATGAAACCAGGTGTAAGGCTTGTAAAGCTTTAACTTTACGATTAAGTAAAGATAATTTAACAAAAGAAGAATTTGAAGAGGCATCTAGTTCTTTTTTAAATCACTATTATAGAAATTGGGATAGATATAGACAGCGAGCTAACGAACTAAATGCTATTGTTGATGAGAATGGATTTAATAGACAACAAAGAAATAATATATTAAAATATGGTATAACCCCAGAAGAATATTTAGAAATGCTTAATACACAAGATGGAAAATGTTCTATTTGTGGTAATAAAGAAGCTGGAGTACTTAATAATACATTAAAAAGATTGGCTATTGATCATGATCATGAAACTGGACAAATTCGAGATTTACTGTGCTCTAAGTGTAATACCGCTTTAGGATTATTAAATGAGGATTTAGATTTAATATATAAATTTATAAACTATATTAATAAACATAAACAAAGGTGTAAAGATGTACCAGAGTCTATTAAATATACAAAATTTCAAGATCATTATGATAAGAAAAAGAAAAATAAAGAAAAAAATAAAACAACATAGCTATGAATTTAAATATTAGTGAATATACAGGAGAAGATACGATTGCATTTGCAAATTATTTTTTTGAAATACAAAATAATGAAAATACAATTAATACAAAATCTGATCAAGAAATTTTACAGGACTGGTTACAAATATGCAATAATACTTAATAAATGGCTTCAACCAAAATGTGACTCATGTGGAATTAATACTAAACATAGATATTGTATTGAAGAATTTACAGAATCAGGATTTTATATATGTGAACAATGTAAAAATAAAAAATAATGGAAGACGCATTAATAATATGTGATAGATTAAGGAAATATCTAGGTGCAAATCCAGAAATTCGTTTTGGACAGGCATTATTTAATTTAGGTATAAATCAATTTGCAGAAATCCAATCCCCAAAAACATATAATCAAGATTTACATTTACGGGATATTTACAATGATTCAGATATAGAAATATTAAAACGAATAAATAACGGCTGATTTTGATATTATTTTTGAATCTATTTTATATTTAGCTAAATATAAAAATTTCAATATAGTTCAATTTCTACAAGAAAAATTAGAAGAATTAATAAAAATCGAGGAGGATAGAAATCGTGGGATTATTTGAAACTACAATGGCTGATATAATAGCTAAAAAAGAACGAAAAGAGAAGGGATTACACAACTCCGTGCCATTTCCATTTTCTAGGTGGCTGCATAGTGTAGACGGATTTGATCCAGGAACTTACTATCAAATTCTCGGAGGAACAAATACTGGTAAATCAAAACTAAAACGATATTTTATTTACAAAATTGCAGAATTTGCATTTGAAACAGGATATCAGGTTAAAGTGTTAGATTTCAGTCTTGAGGACGATCGTAAAGAAGTATATAAGAAAACAATGAGCCACTATTTATGGAAGCATCATAAAGAAGATTTAGGTCTTAAATATATGAATTCTCGTGAATCACCTCTAAATCAAAAGTATATTGATTTATTACAGCAAGATTCTGGATTTTTTAATGAATATGATCAAATTGTAAATGTGATCAATGGAGCTACTAGTCCAGACGAGATATTTAATATCTGTAAAAGGGCACATGATAAGTGGGGTAGCACTCATCAGATCATAACCTTCGTTGACAACATATCAAATATTACCAAAGATCCCCAAGATTCAAATGAATTCGAGGCGATCAAACGTTGGAGTCGTAATATAGCCCGTTTAAAGCTCTGTAAGGAGATGCAAATGACTATTGTGGATATTATGCAATTGGATTTTGATAGTGAAAAATTTGCCCATAGAAATGCAAATAAAGGTACTATTGCAAGTGTAGAGCCATCGCTATCCAGCATTGGGGACTCAAAAATTTCTGCCAGAAATTCGCATGTTATAATGGCACTTTTTAGTCCCAACAGGTATGATATTCACCAATACCCAAACTCTGACGGATATAATATTGATGTACTTAGGGATAACTTCAGGTCTTTGCTAATGTTGAAAAATTCGCACGGAGAACTTGGTGGTAGACTTCCATTACTGTTTGACGGAAAACATGAAAATTTCGATGAATTACCTAGATTAGAAGATAGAGATGCGCTAGATAAGATATATCGAGAGATAGTGGAAACAGAGAAGCAAAAATTAGCTAAGTATGGATCACAAAAATCAATGTTTTAAGATATGCAAAATAAAATAAGTAAAGATTTAGTAAGAAATACTAGACAAAGAACTACACATAGAGGTGCTTGTCTAGATAAAAGAAGCGATAAATGGGTTGCGTTTTTAGATTTTAAAACACCTGCAGGTAAAAATATTCATTTGCATTTAGGATTTTTTGATACAGCAGATGAAGCAGTTAATGCAAGAAAATTATATATTTTAAGTTTATTGTAAAATCAATGTTTTAAAATATGGAAGAAGATATAGAAAAAATAAAACTAGATGCAAAAAGATGGAATGAATTAGAAGCATATGTTGATAAAACTTTTATAAATGGTGGGAGTGAGATGGATGATATTGGGGCATATGTTTGTTGGTTATTTGGATACGATGTTTAAATTTAAAAATTAAAACGCAAAATCATGAGTAAGAAAATTTATGAAGATGAGCAATTCCCACAAGATGAAAATTGGGATGAAATAGACGAAGATATGTCTCCAAAAAATGGAAAAGATCTTGCAGAATTTGAAAAATATTTACAGCAAGCCGCATTTAATTTAGATATTTTAGATGAAGATGAATATGAAGAAGATGTCTTTGATTAAGAAAAGATAAATATTTTGAAATAGTTGTTGAATTGAATAAAGAGTTGTAACTTTGTGTAAAGAAAAGAGAGAAGAGATATATGGGAGCAGTTTCAGTTTTGTGCCTCGGTCAATCGGGAAGTGGTAAATCAACCTCAATAGGTAATATACCGGAGTTAGGAATAAAAGGTCTTGATCCAAAAGAGACTATAATTATTAATGCTTTAGGTAAAGACTTGCCTTGGCGTGGTAGTAAGAAACAATATACAACTTGGTCTAAAACAGATAATCCGAAAGGTAATTTGATATTTACTTCACATCCAAAAGAAATATTGGGTTGGCTTAAATATGTGAATGAAAATCGTCTTGATATCACTAATATCGTGATTGATGACTCAACACATACTTATAGTATGGAGTTTATAAGACGTATTGGAGAGAATGGTTGGGAAAAATTTAATGATATTAGTTATTATATGGTTACTATAGCTAATGAAGTTAAAAAATTTAGAGATTCCCTTACTATATTTTTCATGCATCACGTAAAAACTGACGGCGACGATATATTATCTCCAAAAACCGTTTCTGCACAAACTATAGGAAATGTTGTAGACTCTAAAATGTCTAGCTATGAATCATTTTTTACAATAGTTTTATTAGCTGAAAAGAAGTTAGAAGGAGAAGATATTAAATATCATTTTTTAACAGAAGCCGCAAATACAACAGTAAAGGCACCAGTGGGGATGTTTCCTTCTCGCGAGATTCCAAATGATTTAGGTTATGTGAAGGATATGATTCATTGTTATTATAATGATGAAGATTGTCAAAAAGAAGAAGAAAAACCAGTTAAAGCTAAAAGAAAAGAAATAGTAGAATAATGGAAGATACAATTACTATAAGTAAAAAGGAGTATAATTTATTAATTGAAAATTATTTATTATTATCTTGTTTACAAGAATTTGGTGTAGATAATTGGGAAGGTTATTCAAAAGTAGTCGAAGAATATAGAAATAGAAGTAAAATAATTGAAAATTAAAAACAAATCATATGAGTGGAAATAACAATGTGGCACATAGAAGTGCAGAAAATGAAATGATGGATTTTGGAAAGATTAGTATTCCTGAGCGTACAGAATATGTAAGTATGGGTAATTATTGGATGCATGTTGAATCTGCAAAATTTATAAAACCTACTGAAAATAATAAGGAGGGTAAGCTTAAATGTCCTTATTTAGAAGTATTATTTTTAGGAAAGAGTGGGCAATTAACAGAGAAGTTCTATGTTAGTCCTGCAGAAGGTCTTATGAAGAGATTGCAATATTTGCATTTTGCGCTTACAGGAAAAGAATGTACCAAAGCATTTAAATCTGTAGATGAGGTAGGTAAATATTATGAAACACTCCTGAATGATTCACGTATTACCCAAAAGAAACTTGCAATGATAGTTGCAGGACAAGAAAGTGCTAATGGGAAAATTTATGGGCAATTACCTTATCTACATTTCATTATAGATACAGATTTAGCAAATAAGAGTGGATTTGAAGAAGGTAAATGGGAAGAAGGTAGTGCAAATTGGAATAATTTTCTGAAGAAATTGGATAAAAACCCAAGTCACGAAACAGAAGATATTATTTTGAGAGCTTCTGCACAAGTTCCTGATGTTTCGGATGATCTTCCGTTTTAGAATGGTAATTATATAATAAAAATAATAAATTTGTTATAGCAGGTCGAGTAAGGACGTAAATATAGGGTATCGTGCAATCAGATCAAAATATCATATATAACCTACTTTTTTTAATCAAGTAACCAATTAAAATTTAAATATTATGGCAGATAAGAAATCAACTGCAAAAATTAATCCAAAAGTGACTGCTTCAAAGAGTCCAACACCTTCTAAGACTAATAATCTTAATGAAAAAGGTAAAGTAATGCCAAAAGCAGGTAAGGGTGGTAAAATGTGCTAAGAAAATCTAAATAATAATAGTAGATAAAATATGTAAACGGTGTGGGTGTAAAATCCTGCACCGTTATTTTTTTTAAAATATTTTATGAAAAAACTCATTTTGAATATAGTTTTTTGGGTTCCATTTTTTGGTATTTTTGTTGCGCTACATTTAGAAAATAGAACAGGAACTATAGAAAAACTTTTAGTAAACGCAATGCATCATGCTTATTGTATGATTATTATTATAGGATATATATTTTTTTAATTGGAAATCTACATTAATTTGGCCAAGTCAGAAAATAAAGACTAAATATTTTAATATATATGTATTTGGTTATGTAATTTCTATAAAACTTAAAAATTATGAGTAATGAAGAAACTACAATTTGTCTTTTAATATCTATGGGATATTTTAGAGAAAATAAAGAAGATTATAAAAAGATTGCACTATATAAAAAATTTTTAAAAATTTTAAATAAATGCAAGAGTTAGATTTTAGTAAAATAAGTGTAAAAATACCGCTTACACCTGAATACATCCTATCTAAAATAGATCAAATAGCGATAATGATGTATTATTTGGGATCTTTTAAAATAGGAAAGGCATTTAATTCACCTTTTAGAAAAGATGATTTAGCAAGTGCGGGAGTATTTATACATACTAATGGAACACTTCTTTTTAAAGATTTTAAAACTTCTGAGGTATTAAATTGTTTTCAGGTAGTAAAAAAGAAATGCAATTGTAATTTTGCAGGGTGTCTACAAATTATTGCAGAAGATTTTGGATTATTAAATAGACAATCAAGAATTCCTAAGAGTTTTTATAAAGAATTAGAAGACTTAGATAAAGAAATTAAGAAGGAAACTCTAATACAATTTGAGCCAGAACCTTGGACTAGAAAAAATAGTTTATTTTGGAGGCGAGGGGATATTACTATAGAAGAATTAAATGCCTCAGGAGATATTTTTTACACAAAAACGCTTTATATAAATCATCAAGAAATATATAACCCTAATAAATTTCATAGATATGCTTATGTGCAAAAATGTGAAATAAAAAATAAAATAGAATCTCGTGTAAAGGTATATAGTCCTCAGGATAATAAAATGAAGTTTGTTTCTAGTATACCTTTAGGGTGTATGGGTGGCATATTTGATTTACCTAAAAAAGATGATAGAGTATTTATTTTAAAAAGTCGAAAGGATGCATTAGTTGCCCAAAAATTTTTTACAGATGTTTGTTGGACAAATAATGAATCTTTACAGGCATTTCCAGATGCAATACAAAAAAGACTTTTAGGTGAATATAAAGAAGCATATATAGTGTATGGGAGTGATCCACACGCAGTTGAGGTGTCAAAAAAGCTTACAGAAAGAGGCTTTAAATATTTTAATACTTATAAATCAGACTATGAAAAGTATAAGTGTGAAGATTTATTTGATATTTCTACTATGTTTGGAATAGACGAAGTTAAAGTGCAATTAAAAAGTAAAAACTTAATATAAGATGCTACAAAAAGAAATATTAGAATACGAAGAAACAATAACTTTCCTAAAAGAGCAGATAGAATTACGGGATAAAGAAATAGCTAAATTAGAAGGTATAAATAAAATAAAACAAGCTCAAATAGATGCTCAAGGTAAGATTCTACTTAGACAGAATATTCAATTGCGCCACCAAAATTTTACAAGTGCAAGTAATTTACCTGTAATAGTAAGTCAAATAGATAATGCAACAGTAGATGCAATTTGGGAAGAGCATAATAAAGGAGAATTAGGAGAAGTACCTAACATAGAATTTTTAGAAGAATTTAATAAATCTATGGAAATAGTAGACGGTAATATTGCAAAAGATTAAAAATTTTTAGAAAATGCAAAAAAAAATTTCAACATAAAGTAAGAAAAATAATTGCAACACCTTGGGATAATGTTTATTATAGAATAGACGGAGAACATAATTTAGTCCCAAAATGGATGATTGAAAACTCAAATGATTGGGAAGAAATAATAGAAAAGAAATATCACTTTACTACTTCCGACGGAGTTCCAATATTTGAAGGGGATTATTGGTGGTGGGTTAATCAACAATTTTCAATTTACAATTTTTTAGTTAGTAAATTCGGAGGAAATTGCAATGATACACGGTTTGCATTCTCCACTGAAAAATTAGCACGAGATTATATATTAGAAAATAAACCAATATTTACAATGCAAAATATAAAAGCAATTTTAGGAAATAATATTGCAATTTCTACAGATAAAGTAAAACAAGATTTTTTATTTTATACACAACAAAAATTAGGTTATGATAAATGAAATAGATTATAAGATATTAATATGTGCCTATCCAAGTGGATTTGAATATAAATTAGATGAAACAAAAAATGAGTTTAGAAGCCCCACATTTAATATACCCTATACATATAAGAAACAAATGACGTATCTTACACGATCTTTTAATCCTTGTTTTATTAAATCAATAAAAAGACTTAAAGATGGTGCAATTTTTACAATAGGTGATCAAATAGGAAATAAAGATTTTGATGTAGTATATAATGTTATTCCATTTCAGATTTTAAGTATAGAAATGGGAGTGGGGTTTGTAAAATTAAAAGGAAATCAACAATCGGTTTTATTACAAGATGCAACTTTTCTATTAAAAAATTCTGAAAAAACGCAAATAAAAGAAGAACAACCAATTAAAATAAGTAAAAATGTGAAGAAAGTAGAAGAATATATAGATAAGGATAACAACATATATACATTATCAGAAGATGAAACTTATTATTCAATAGTAGGACAAATGAGTAGATTTTCTGAAAATGCATTAAAATTGTTTTGCACTCCTTACGATGAAACTAAAGATGGTAAAAAATCTAAAACAACTAAAAAAGATAAAGAAATGAAAGTTTCAGTTAAAGCAGGTAAAGTAAGACCAATTAAGATTGGTGATTTAGTATATAATAAAAAAAGTAAATATATTGGTATATTAGCTGGAAACGGTAACGTTGGAGCTATAGCTAAAATTTTTGTTTTGCACGTAGAAAATCCCAAAAACCACACTACAATTGCACCGTTTAAATATTTAGATACAAATCCTTTAGATTGTGAATTATTTGAAGGAGAAATAATTTTAAATAATGACAAATAAACACATATGCAAACAACAACAAACACAAAAAAACTTTTACAGATAGATGGGGATACTAAATATATCCTCATCTGTTGTTTTGGTTCGCTTCGTAAGAATTTCGGATCAAATTATGACAGGTATTTAAAAAATAAAAGTCAATGGCTTGGGCAAATTAGAACTAAGCCTGAATATAAAATGCTATCTATGGGTACTTATCCTGTAGTAGTAAAAGGTACAAAATCAATTATATGTGATGTATTTAAGATTTCTTCTAATAGAGTATTGCAAGATATATTTACTTTAGAGGGTATTTGTGAAAATTGTGAATCAAATGCACATAAATTACAAAAAATCTTAACAGAATTTGGTGAAGCATATATATTTTTAGACGAGAATATAGATATAAAACACGGGATATTGGTTAATGAAGGTGACTGGTTTAAAAGACCTCTTATTAGAAAAACTTTACAATTTTAAAAAAATGAGCACAACACAACAACAAATAAAGGTATATGACAATGTAATAATAAAACCAACAGGCACACTATTTTCACAGATGTCTTCAGAAATGAATCTATTTAGAACTAAAAAGATTTATGGTATAGTGTTGTCTGCAATTTGCCCGGTAGGTATGGCAGGTTATAACTCTACTAATTGGTCAATTTCGGTGCAATTTCTAAAAGATAGCAACTACCAAAAAACCTATAATGTTAAGCAGGCAGATTTAGAAATTGTTTCTACTAAAGACCTAGAAAAACTAAAAAAGATTACTGAAGAGTATTTAAAAGACTTTGGTAAAAAAGATGAAGGCTTAATATCCGCATTAAAAACACCTGCAAAAGGTGATTATTCTAAAATAGATGTAAATGCAAATTTGTTTGAAAAATTTAATAAAATTTTATTAACAAATAGAGTATTTGCTTGTAAAACACAAATAGATTGGAAAACAGGTAAACATAATTCAGATTGGACTTCTGTAGAAGGTAAACAAGATTGCGGATGGTATGCATGTTGCTGTGATTATCTAAAAACAACAAAAGATGTAATATTTTATATACCTGAGTATTATTTAAATTTATATGGTTATACTGTTTATGATTTACATAAATGGTTGCAGTTTTTAGAAAATTGTCAAATAGATTTTAATTATATATTAGAAGGTGAGTGTACATTTCCCGAACAGTATAAGTATAGATTAAGTGATACGGAAAGACACTCTAAAGAACCTTATAGTTTATATTTACACACAAATGAAATAAGGCCAAATTTAAATACAAAGTTTATTGAAATAAAAATGAAAAATCCTGGTGCAGCTTGGCATAACCATTTACATGTAATTTGTCTTAGGTATATACATAGTCAATGGCATTGGTTTATTCCTGCTTTAGCTATGCAAATAAAAGATGCATTAGGTAAAAAAGTTTCTAATTGGGAAGCTTTAATGATGGCGCATTTTCACAAAGATATGTTACAAACTAATGATAGATCTTTAACGTATCGCAATAAATTTCACAATTGCTTTGTTTCACCAAAAACTATTGTAACAAACATAATAAGTAATAGTTCAATGCAAAGAAGTTTTGTATATATTGAATCAAGAAATAAAGATTTGCCAAAATGCCAAGAATTTATAGAAAAAAAAGATTTTGAAGGTTTATATAATTTTATAAAAAAATAATATGGAAGTTTTAGAAAGACAACAAATTAAAAATTATACACTTGGTAGCGATGTAGAATATTTTTTACAAGATAAAAATACTGAAGCAATAGTAACTGCTGAAGGAAAAATAAAAGGTACAAAGCATGAACCATTTCGATTTGATGCAGAAAATAAATATTTTGCAACTAGTTTAGATTGTGTTTTAGCTGAAGGTAATATCCCACCTTGTAAAACACCAGGAGAATTCTATTTAGCAATTCAGAAACTTCTAAGATATATTAATGGAACTATTCCAAATCACTTAGAGGCAATAGCAATTCCTGCTGCAAGAATGGCAGAAGAAGAATTAGTTTCTGATACTGCAAAAGAGTACGGATGTATGCCTTCAATAAACTGTTGGACACTTGCCGAAATTAGACCTATTCCAAGTGGTGATAACTGTCGCGCGGCAGGATTCCACATTCATATAGGATATGATGAACCAAATTCTAAAATGAATTTGCAATTAATTAAAGCAATGGATTTATTTTTAGGAATACCAAGTGTTTTAATAGAACCAGAAAATGAAAGGAAGTCTGTAGGTTATGGTTGCGCTGGAAATTTTAGGGAGTGCCACTATGGTAGAGAAATAAAAAACACATATAGTTTAAATTAGTAGTTTTTATTGATTAATTTGGTAAATTCAAAAAGTTTTTGTATATTTTATTATACATAGACTTTTAACCGAATGATTAAGAAAGAAATATTAAATAGAGTAGTAGAATTACACGAAAAAGGACTAATTGATACAGAAATTGCAAAACAAATAGGAAAGAGTCCCGATACAGTTGCATATTATAGAAAAAAATTAAATATTGAAAGTAATTTTCGATTAAATCATCCAAATATTGATGAGTTTATACTTGAAGATTTAAATAATAAACTTTCAACTTATGCAATTTGTAAGAAACACCAAATAAGTTCTTGTTATGTACGTAGAGTTGCAAGAGATAATGATATACAACCCTTTAAGCAATATCTAAACCAAAATCGAAGATTTGTTAAAAATAATCCATTTGAAGATCTATCTAATCCAGAAGTTCAATATTGGTTAGGTATGTTGGCTGCTGACGGAACAATTTCTGGAACAAGACTTACTTTAGGGTTAAAAGAACAAGATAAAACTCACATAGAGAAATTTATCAAATTTTTAGGTGGTAAAGTAAAAATAAGAAAAACCTGTAAAGATGAAAAATATTATTCTTACACATGTTCTTTTAGAAATAAAGAAGTGATTGATTTTTTAGAAAAATTAGGTATTATAGCAAACAAAAGCTTAACACTTGACTATAAGGGAGAAATTACTTTAGATTTTTTAAGGGGAATAATAGATGGGGATGGATATATTAGAAAAAAAAGTCTTGATGAAATATCAATATTAACAGGTTCAAAATTATTTGCAAATCAATTAGTAACGGCTATTAAAAAATTATTTAATATAGAAGCAAAACTATATATTCGTATGTTTAAAAACGAAATGTATTATGTGGCTATATTAGGTAAAAAACGTGTACCAAAAATACTTGATGAATTATATTTAAACGCTTGTATTTTTTTAGATAGAAAATACAATAATGCCATACTCGATAGAAATATTGAGAAAAAATAACACTTTAAATTCAGGGAACCAGCGTTGGGAATCCTGAGCGAAATCCATTAAGTAGATGAAAACCTAGACCAGAAAAAATGTGGGGTCTAGGTTTTTTGATTTTATTTATAAGGAGACGTGCAACGACTATAATAAGTGCATCTTAACGTAAAGACGAAGATGAAGGGATAGTCTGGCTAGCAGAGAAGCTAGAGGGTAGAGTACAGGAGTTTGTCTTCTCATTTTGCCTCCACCCAAGAACTTATTGAATGGTCTTTTAGAAATACAGAGGCGGCAATTCAATTTGTAAACGAAGGAAGAATAGAAGAAATAGAAAACTTTGGAGATGAAATCCAACACATAATTAATAATACAGATAAAGAATTAGCCCAGCAATGGGTAGATAGGTTTAAAATAGAAATGCCATGAATAAAACAATAAAAATGTTAAGTCATTATAGAAAAATATTAGCTCCAATTCTTGGAGTAAAGGAAGAGGCAATTATTTTTTTATCTAATAATAAAGAAATTGGAGAAACAATAGAATATGCTAAAGAACATATAACTACTACTTGGAATTTAGGAGATTATAAAGTAATTGTAAGAAAAAATAAAACAACATTATGCAGAAAAAGATAAGAAAAATATATTGTGTTAGAGGCAGTTCAGGATATGCTCGTTGGATGCAAGGAGAAATAGTAAAAAATATGGAAGAAGCAGATTTAGTAGTATTACCAGGAGGTAGTGATGTGCCAACTAAGTATTATGCAAAATCTACACATCCTTCAACATGGGGATTTAGTTCTGGAGAAGAAGAATATAACGAAATACAAAAAGCACTAAGTCTTGGTAAAAAGATTTGGGGGACTTGTAAGGGCCTTCAATGGTCGTCGGTAATTTCAGGCGGCTCGCTGATTCAAGATTTAAATCACCCCGGATCACATAAAATCACTACGGAAGATGGTAAAACGTTGATAGTCAATTCGTTGCATCATCAGGCAGTATATCCTTTTGATTTACCAAAAGATGAATACAGAATTATTGGTTGGGCAGAAAATTTATCACCACATCATCAAGATGGAGATTGTAAGGAAATGGAAGTATCTGTTGAACCTGAAATCGTATATTTTCCAAAAACAAAAATGTTAGGGACGCAATTTCACTGCGAACTAATGTCAGAAACTCACCCAACAGTACAATATTGCCAAGATTTATTAGATAGATTCATGGAAGATAAATTATGACAAATAAAGAATTAATAAAACAATTACAAAATTATCCTGAAAACGCAATGGTTTTTACACATAATCCAGAACAATTTCCCGCAAGTACTTATATACAATTATTAGAATTTGGGAAAGAGATAAGTATTTTAGATAGTGTAGATAAACCAAAACAAGGAGATAAAATCATTATAATATATTGAAAAATGATTCTATATAAAAACAATAGTAAATTAGATCAAAAAGTAGTTACTACTATAGATGGAAGTCTTGAGTATAGGCGTAATTGCAAATTTATCAAAGAAAAATATTATAGGATGGGTGACCATGTGCATTTTATAGAATCAGAAAATCTTTGGTATAGGGTAGAGTTAAATAAAATAAAATACAATAGTCTAACTAAAAAATGGGAATTAAAGAATAAATAATGGAGATAAGAGAAGTTCCAAAAGTAGAAAATAAACCTATTGAGGTTATTTTAGAAACAGTTGCAAAAAATGAAAAAAAATATTTGCAAGAACGCAGATTTAAATTAGATAGAAAAGTAAATCCTAAATCATTTGAAAATATCACATCTTTTTTAGAGTGGTTTTTAAATGACGAAAAGGGTAATAAGACATCAAGATGTGTTTGGGTAGACCAAGAAATAGATAAGGAAAATCCAACGGCACACATACAATGTCAGGTTTATAAAAATAGAAGTACGCATGATTTATTTTTGTTAACAAATTATTATTTTTCTGAGGCAACTCTCGAACAAGTAATTTGTGCTCTAATAAATCTAAATGAATCTTTTAAAATTAGCACTCTTTGGTGCCCAAATATAGAAGCTAGAGTTTGGTATAGAAATACAAGAATAGATAATCAAACAGAAGGTATTGTAGTATCAGATTATGATAACTTATACCCACGTAGATTTAATAATGAAACAGATAATCTAAACTATAACGATTTAAAAAACTTATATGAATATTGTAATAAAGAAGAAGAAATTAGTGCGTAATTCTCAGGCAACAAAAAAAGTTGCGGCACCTGTAAAAAAAAGTGTAAAAAAAGTAGTAGCTATACACACTGAACAAAAACCAGTACAAAAAAAGATATTAACAAATCATAAGTTTCAAATATTAACCCGTCATCCTTCTTATGCAGAATTGCGTAAAAATTTACCTAGAATGCCTTTTAAGCTAATAGCTCGTTTTGGTAGTACTACAGAAGTGGCTGATGCAATGAGCAAAGGGGGTAAAACACTTGAAATAAATGAAATAAAGGCAATAAGAAACAGTGCTTCTAAATTATTGATGAAAAAATGTTTTACTAGCGCAGGTGTAAAAACAGCAAATTGGTTTACTGTTAGAGCAGGAAAAATATGTATTGCGGATGATCAAAATAAAATAATAGTACAAGATAAGTTGCCTTATCCACTTATAGTAAAAAGTCATCATGGG